GACAAGAACTGCGCACTCGAAATGGTACAGGCAGGCAATGTAAATACCGATTATGACAAACTTATTGACCGTCAGCTTGAAAGAGCGGCAATCACCTGTACCGCAGGTTTTTCAAAGATTTTTGCGGATTCCGTAAAGACTTTGTCTTACTAATGAGGTGAAGTTTTGAATACGGGAAACATTGTTGAAAAATTTGAACTGTTGAAGGAATGAAGAAAATGGATAATAAATTAAAAATCCGTGATTTCTGTGGTGATTATGCGTTGGATATACCATTCGCAGACGGTAGTGTAAACACGATATACTTTAATTCAAAACGAAATGCTGAAACAGTTAAGCATATTATTGAAGTTGACAAAAGTAAACCCAACGAAGCAACTGTGTGTGATATGCAAGAAATTAAACACGGAAAGTGGGAAGAAATTCGAGATTCTTATGGGCAACTTGAAGGATGGATTCATATTGAGTGTGGTAGAGAGGTAAAAATTAAAGAGAATTATTGTCCCTATTGCGGTGCGAAAATGGATAATATGTAGGGATTGATACTGAATACTTTACTCGGATTAAAATTATTGGAGGAAAATCAAATGAAAATTAAAGCAGGTCAAGAGGAAAATTATAATCAGTTTGTTACAGTAAACAGTAAAGACCCTTATTCAAATGCAGTTGTGCGGTATGCAGAAAGATGGGCAAATCTTATGGAATCCAGAATTGCTTCGGGGGATAAAATTGTCGATATAGCAGATAGTACATCTCGTGAAGCAGATACAGAGGGTATTACTGGTTTTATGTATGGTTGTGCTGTTAATGCCTTGTCTCAACTTTGGGAATACGGAGAGGAATTAAGGAAATGGCACAACAAAGAATATAACTATGAAGGCGATGGGGTAGTCAATCCAGCTATTCTCACTATAGGATAAAAGAGGTAATCATAATGACTGAAAATATAACGGTTGAAGAAAACAAAATGTCTCCGCAGGAGTATTTTGATATTGTAAAAGAGAGGAAAAGGAAAATTACCGATAAACAATTAAAATCGGTATATGATAATTGTCTTGAACTTCTTAATAAATATAATATAACAGGTCAGCAGAGAGGTATGGAAAAACTCTTATTTCATCTTAATTGCATTGAGAAAGAAAGAGAGATTGTTTCAATGGGTATTGATACATTTGTATATCGTGATGATATTGAGTTCTATATCAATGAAGTTGCCTCTGATGTTGTCAAAATTATTGATATTCAAAGTTATGAGAGAGAAATTCCTGATGAGATTGTTGAAATTATTTCGCAGGTGAAAGATAAATTCGACCAGCTTTATATAGTGTTTACTGATTATACTGGCAGGATTGAACGAAAGGTAACAGAAGAACGTAGAAGAAAAGACCCTATTTTATTTGGAACATTTCAGAATGCCGAAACGAGAAGTGTTATTGACCGTTTTTATTATCTTGGTGATTGGGTTGATGAATATTGCGACCTTACACTTGATAAGATGGTCAATGAGACTGAACGAGTAGGTAAGAGAAACATTGTTCATACTATTAAAACACCAACAGATATTGAAGAATTAAAAGCACAGTTGAACAGCATTAAAAAAGTCAATTCAAGATTTGTTGTTGAGGAACAGAAAAAGAAAAGTTTTTTTGCAAGCATTAAGAACTTTATTGATAGGAAAAAGAAATGATGAAATCAAATATAGACTTAACATCAAATGAGATGTTTAGTCGGGAATCTGTGTCACTTCAATTATATGGTTTACAGTGGGATATGTCAAAAGTGGCTATTACCAAAAACGACAGTGATTTAATTCCGAAATTTGAGGGTATCAGAACAGGAGATAAAAGATGTAGAGAACTAAAAGAATTGTGCGAAAGAGAAAGCACCGGAGATTATTGTGATTGCTGTGGTTCTTATCTTAAAACAATTCCGTGGGATAGAACTTATGGATTGTGTAAGAAGTGTATGGCATATTACGCTAAAGAGGATTGGGCAAAAGAAGATTTACCCTGGGGTAAGTCACAAGAAATGAGAGGACAGATGGGAACAAATCCGTTATTTTGGGATTAAAAATAATATTGAGAAAATTCAAAAATATTATTGACATTCTGGCATACATATGATATACTATCCATAGTAAATGATTTACTACACAGGAGGTAGCGAAATAATGAATACAAACACAGTAAAAATCACACCATTATTCCAGAAAGTCGGAATTGACATTGTTGAATTTCCACAACAGGATAAAGCAACGAAATTAAAGAAAGATGGAACGCCAAAAAATATTGTGTGCAACAAAAAGAAAGGCAAGAAATCAGAAGCTTATGCTATTGAAATTCCTGATATTAAGAAGTTAATAGATTTCTTTTATCAAAATGAAATGTGGCAACATTATTTGATTTTTGTTTTGTCCTGTAATATGGCTCGCCGTATTGGTGATACACTTACTTTGACTTGGGAGCATTTCTTTTATCCGACAACTGGTGCGATGAGAAATGACTTGCTTGAAATCGTAGAGGACAAGACCGACAAGCTCGCAAATCCTCATATCAATTCAGCCTGCAAAAAAGCAATTCTGCTTTATATTGAAAAAACAGGTATCAATCCTGCCGAAAACAATTATAAGAATTATGTTTTTGTGCAGACCAGCGGAAACTATAAAGGTAGAGTTATTACTGATGATGGCTACCGTAAAGGCTTGAAAAAGGCTGCTGTTCAAGTTGGTATTGAGTATAACATTGGAACTCATAGTCCTCGTAAAACTTTTGGTATGATTAGTAGGATGTTGCATCCAAATGATTATGATAGTATGGAACTCCTTCAGACTATCTATAATCATAGCGATACCAAAACAACAAACCACTATATCGGATTAACAAAGAAGAAGATTGACACCTACTATAATGATATGGGTTCATTTTTTGATGATTATATCACAGGTGATAAAACATATATGGAAGTTGCAGAGCAGCCCGTAGTAAGTATTGATACTAATTCTTTGAGAGATATTATCAAAGAGGCATATAAAGCCGGAGCAGAAAATGCAGATAACACCGACCCTGTTATTCACATTGATGCAATCAACAAAATTATCGGTATGATTGAAAGAGTGGCAAAGTAATGGATAAAAATGATTATGAAAATCACGAAGTTAAAGTCCAAATTAGAGAATATCTCGGATGTATATATAATGCTTGCCCGGAACTCCGCATAGGGCAAATAATGGTTAATGCAGCAGTAAAGGGTGGATGGACTCAAGGAGATATATTCTATTGTTCTGATGAAATTCTATTAAAAGGTTTGAAAATTTTATGGGATGAGGTGTAAATATAATTTATATTCTTATTCATAAGACTGTGAATAATGAAATATCAAAACATTTCGCAGTTAATAAAGAAGCTCAAAACCTTATGTGGAATGAATACGATGAAGTTCGTAAAAATTCTATTGATAAGGTATCTGGCAATCGTGGCGGTGATTGGTGTGAGATTATATATTCCGATAAGTCAAAGGAAACTTGGAGTATATACCCTGTTGATATTCCAAAGACAGAGAAAATCTGTGTAACTTATAAGACAAGAACAGACATTGTATATTTCATCACTAAAAAAGAAATTACCGTTGATAATTTTTTCATATATCAATATGATATAAACAAAAGTGAAACAATTAAACTTGGTAAAGGTAATAATCCAATTTTACTGGAGCAGAAGTATATAAAAAATATTTCTTAATTTTAGAAACAATATTGAGAAAACCATTGACAAACAGCACACCTTATGTTACAATTATTATAGTAACAGATTTACTATAATTTATGGGCTGGAAGGAGCATTAAAAGATAGGAATTATAAGTCCACACATAATTACACACATATTATAATAAAGTTAATCCAGCCTATGAAGTTACATATTAAAGCCATAAGGTGGTATGGATTATGCTTAATAAGACTAACTTAAATGAATACCCACGCTGCGGCGAAATTTGGATGTGCTATCTGACTTCTAAAGATGGTAGTATTCAGAGTGGATATAGACCTGTTTTTATTCTCTCTAATGACAAAAACAATACATATAGCACTACACTTAACATAATTCCGTTGACTTCTAAAATGAATAAAAGAAAGTTGCCGGTACACGTTGAGTTGTGGAATTATCAAAAGTATGGACTCAAGACACCGAGTACATTGCTTGTAGAACAGATTACAACAATTACTATTGAATGTCTTGATAAATGTATTGGAAAAGTAAGCGATAAAGAAACATTATGTAATATTAGTAATGCTATCGCTATTCAATTTCCTGTGATGGTAACAGTTTAAAAACATTATTGAAAAGTCTTGACAGATAACTCTTAACTTGCTATAATTAAATTGTCATAATATTAAGAGGTGTGTAATTATGGGCAAAATTTCTACTAAACAGTTAATAAACAGATACTTCAAAAGCATTGAAGGAACTCCGGCAGAAAAGCAAAGAGCAATTATTGATAAGACTGAATTATATGATTATGAGGAAAAAATCGGCAAAGAACTTATTGATATGGATGTTGATGATTTGTTTGGATTGATTAACGAGCTTAACAATAAGAAAAATGGTAAAGATATACCTTTTATGACGGCTCATTATTCATTCGACCATTTAACCGTATTATTGCGAGCAATCTTCAACTTCTACATTGATACGGTTGAGCCTATCAAGAATCCTTTATATGATAAAAGAATGAAAGGCAAAGAAGCAACTAAAAGATTAGCACAAGGCAAAGAAACTCTCCGTTTTGATTATGTTCAAAGTATTATAAATAAAGTTCATAATGATACAACCGAAGATAGAGCAGACTATGTTGAACTTATAATGTTGCTGTATTATTCAGGATTTGAAAATGCCGAAGAAATTGCTACATTCAAAGGTAGTGCAATCAATCATAGAAACAGAACTGTTGCAATGACAGGCAGAACGGTTCAGCTTACAGATAGATGCTATGAATTATTACAAAAATTTGAAGGCATTGATGAATTAGTCGAATGGAGAACATACTACTTAATAACATATAGAGGCGGATATTTTAAGTTTATTGTTCAAGAAAAACAACTTGCCGAATTTGATGATAGAGATATAAGGTCTATATGTAATATGATTAACAGACAGATTTCTGTGTATGTTAATCAGCCATATAATACAAAAATTAACTTTAGCATTCTCTACTGGCTCGGTTTTTATGATTCAATTGTTAAAAAGTACGGCGAAAAAGAAACTAATAGAATGTTGCTTTCATTCCGTAATTCGGATGATGTAACAAAATTGATGAATTGCGCCAGAGATTATGGAGTAAAGGTTGATAATATTTCACACCTTAAAAGATTTTTAAGACCTTTTGTAAAAGTTGATTAACAGGAAATATAGGCTGTTTCGGCAGCCTATATAAAAATCCTTTTAGAAATAATATTGAGAAACACCAATATAATAGTAAGAAAGCAGGTGGTTAAAATGGGTGTTTATGTCTTAACAGATGGGCAAGGAAACTATATCCGAAAAGACAATTTAACAGGAAGATATGTACCTGTCCGAAGTTTTAAACAGGCACAACAATGGGATAGCCAAGTAAAAGCTCATTCTATTTTGAATAACTCATTAGCAAAGTCAATTAGAAATAATTATGCCGTGCAACTTATTGCCACGGAAAACACTATCGAGAAAGACGATATGAGTAAACAAAAGGAACTTTGTTTTCGTGCTATTGATGATGGCAACATTGATGATTGGCTTGAAAAGGTTAATACAATTATGAATGTATTATCTGGTTCTGATACAAGGAAAGATGAACTCGTAGCCAAGTTAAGTGAAATCGACAAAGAAATTGTTGATATTCAACATTACATAGAATTTGGAAAATTCAACTGCTATCAAGGGTGGATGTGTTTCAAAATGTTACAAAATACTTTGCAGCAGAGAAGAAAATATAAAAATGAAATTGCAGTATTAAATTTGATAAAGCAATGTAAATTTGATAAATCGTCTCTTGAGGCTCTGTCAGCTACAATAGCAGATATTCAAAATAAATGTTATAGACCAAGAGCATTCCCAGAATTGTTCAGTGGGAACGAAAGAAATCAGAATGAAAAAGAAAATTAAGTTATGGCTCTACTATAATAAGCCGAGAATTTATAATCTTCCACAGGTTGTTTACATAGTGTGGAGAAATAAAGAATACATATTTGAAAAATATAATACAAACCGATTTAGGTTTTAATTGGAGTATAAATATGACAACAGAAAGAAAATACTCAACAGGAGATAGGGTTAAAGTAACAAGTGGCTGTTTAACTTCTGGCAAAATTGGAACTGTAACTGGTTATTGTAACGGATATAGTCATAATGTGGTAGTAGTCCATCTCGACTGTGGATATTCGAGAAATTATAATGAACTTTCATTAACATTAATAGAAAAATATAAAGGAGAACAGATTATGGCACTCAAAGGAAATTTCAAAATTGCAACAGTTAATTTTATTCAGGGTTATAACACAAGTAAGGAATATTGCTTTGCATTATTTGATGATGAAATCAAGGAAGGTGACATCGTTCTGTGTGATTCTGGCAATGGTTATAGTATAGCGAAGGTTGTCGGAATTATGACACAGGAAGAATATGGCAAATCAGTAACAAAAGAAATTGTTTGCAAATGTGATTTTGCACTTTTTGAAAAGAGAAAGGCAATAAGGAAGCAAAAAGCGGAAATTAAGAAGAAACTTGATAAAGCCGTAAAGGAAAATCAGGATTTAATTCTTTATAAGACTATCGCACAGAATAATCCTGATGTTGCAGCGCTTCTTGCCGAATATGAAGCTCTTACTTCGGAATAATGTGAATAAAAGACGGGTTTTATTGCCATAATTACTACAATATATAGTAATTATGTAAAAGTTAAACACTATATATAGAAAGAGAACGATAAAATGTTATATGAAGAAATGCGATTGCGAAAGACTGGCGAAACTGTAAGAGTATATGCTATTAACCCTTCGGAAAATATAGCAACTATATTCTCTACTTCTCAATATACTAAAACAAATAACGGATGGCAGAAAATTAAGTTATCGCAGTTAGTTCCGATGGATTTTCCTATTAACAATAAAGATTATATTTCTAAAACAAAGAAGAACAAAGCGAAAGATAGAATGAAATTGATTGAAGCTACTTGGCAAACCAGTGACGGAAATCTTTGGAATCATTCTGACATTGATGCAGCAGTGGAACACGAACTTTTTCTTATGAGTTTAGAGGAAAATGGCAATAAGGAAAATAAAGACGGTAATGAAATTGTATATACTGCATCAGGAAAAATTGTAAAAATAGGAGGTCAAATATGATTAAGTTTATTGATAAAAAGAATAGATTTGTTGAAATGTTTGACAAGAATACAGGTTTTTATGTTAGAAGTGGAGTTATGGGAGAATATGGAAAAGATACTGGTGTTGACCCATTTATGAGATGTTTTCCAGCACTTATTGATGTTGGTATTATGAATAAATGTGTTTGCGCTCATAAGTGTAATGTTGACTGTTATCAGAGAGCCATCGACCGTCACGGAGATAATATGTCTCTTGAAGATTATAAGTCAATTCTTGAACAGTGTAAAGGCAAAACATTTCAGTATGCTTTGGGTGGAGCAGGAGACCCTGATACACACGAAAATTTCAAGGAAATTCTTGAATTATCAAAAGAGTATGGTATCATACCAAACTTCACAACGTCAGGAATTATGATGACAGAAGAAAAAGCAAAACTTTGTAAAGAATATTGTGGAGCAGTTGCCGTATCAGAACATTTTGCTGATTATACAAGAAAAGCTATTGATATGCTTTTGTCTGCCGGAGTAAAGACAAATATTCATTATGTTCTTGGTTCTGATTCTATCGACTATGCTATTGAGCGGTTGAAGAACGGTGGGTTTGATAAAAGGATAAATGCTGTTGTATTTCTTCTTTACAAGCCCATTGGTCTCGGAAGAAAAGAAAATATTTTAACAATGGATAATCCAAAAGTCAAAGAATTTTTTGAATTAGTTGATACAGGTAATTATCCTCATAAGATAGGCTTTGATTCTTGCTCGTGTGGTGGAATTGTAAACTTTTCACAGCATATTGATATGAACAGTATCGACTTCTGTGAGGGTGGCAGGTATTCAATGTATATTGATGCTGATATGAATGCTATGCCTTGTTCCTTTGGTAATCAGAATAGTAAGTATTTCGTGAGTCTGCGTAAATATTCTATTGAAGAAGCGTGGGAGAGTGAAATATTTAATCAATTCAGAAATTCTCTCAATCATTCTTGCCCTAACTGTAAAGATAGAGCAATGTGTGGCGGAGGTTGCCCCATTTGTCGAGATATTGTTTTATGTGACAGAAAGGAAAAACATTTACTATAATGAAAATTAGAACAGATTTTGTAACAAACAGTTCAAGCAGTAGCTATGTTATTGCTTATAAAAAAATACCAGAGATTGATGAAGATTTCATTATATTAGAGGATTATTAAATATGAAAATACGAAAAGATTTTGTGACCAATAGTAGCTCATCAAGTTTTATCATTTGTAAAGATTCTTTACCTGATGATATTAGAGAAAAAGTAGTATCATATATTGAAGAACATTTCGATGCAGCAACAGTTGAAAAAATGTATCAATATTATAAAGATTGTGATTTTGATTCTATTTATTATTTGGTAGATTATCATCCTAATGATAATGAAATGCACATATGGGTTACAAGAGATGAAAGTATGTGCGATGATAACATAGATGATATTCTTTATAAATATGATAATACATCTATTGAGCCTAAATTTGATTTGCATTATTAAGGAGGTGTAAAATGAAATACAGAAAAGATTTTGTAACGAACAGTAGTAGTTCGAGTTACATATGTGAAATATGTGGAAATTGTGAAAGCGGATATGATGTTGGGTTAAGTGAATTCGGAATGAGTGAATGTGTGAATGGTCATATATTTTGTGATGAACATAAACTCTCTATCACTGAAACAAAAGAGGATTTAATTAAATCAATTCTTGAAAATGAATATAATCATTCAACAGAAGAAGAACTCAATGATATGGATATTGAAGAATTATTCAATAAAAAATATGATGGTGGTCATTATGAAATACCTGAATATATGTGTCCTATATGTCAATTCATTGAGTATAGTGAATCCGACCTTGCACAATATCTCTTAAAAGCATATCAAGTATCGAGAGATACTGTATTTGCCGAGGTTAAGAAATTCAACAAGAGAAGAAAGAAATTATATGACAGCGAATACATTACCTATGTTTGTCAACAGTATAATCTCATTCCGGCTGAAATTGTTTCAAGTTGGAAAGAGAAATTTGGAACATACGATAATTTCATAACATATCTGAATTCTCACGAAAATTAGAAATAATTTTGACTTTTTTCAAAAACGTTATTGACAAATGGGGATATGTATGCTATTATATGAGTACAATAAAAACCGTATTGAGAAATACGCAAAAGAGAGGTTAATAAAATGAAAGTTAATATTACAAACAACATTTCTAATGTAAATGTTACAGTCAATCAGAATGATGATGGCTCACTTGCTATTCTTCTTTTTGAAAAGACAGGCAAAAAGCTCGGTGATTTTAAGCCCGGTGAAACTGTAAAACTCGGCAAACGTGAGTATATTATTCTTGGTCACGGAGCAGAAACAACGGCAGTTGTGACAAAAGATATTTCAAAGGAAATGGAGTTCGGCAAGAGCTGGGATTATTCAAAAAGTTATGTTCGTGATTACTGTAATGGAGATTTCTATAATGAACTTGCAGAAGCAGTCGGCAAGAACAATATTGTTCCTCACAGAGTAAATCTCACCTGTGACGATGGCTCAAACAAAGGTGTAACTTGTAAGGATGATGTTTCTATTCTCACAACTGAAAATTATCGCCGTTATCGTGAATATCTCCCTGCACTCGGCAAACCTTGTTGGACTGCAACAGGTGTTACTACACTTGATAAGGATTATGCTCGTAGCGTTTGCTGTGTCAATTCCTACGGCATTCTTTGCTGGCGTGATTGTGACTTTGCCTTTGGTGTGCGTCCGTTTTGTATCTTGAATTCTTCAATCCTTGTATCTTGAATTGACTTCAAATGAGTGAAGAAACTAAATTTCTAATAGGTGAAAAAGCGGAAATACTATATACAGAGGTTTTTGACTTGACAACAAATAGACAACATTATCCTGTTAAGTTTCGCAGACTTGCCGACAAATTACAAGAATATACACTTGATATACATAGTGATATTATGGATGCGAATTCATATCCAACTGATACGTTAAACCATAAGCAGAAAAGGTATGACTTACAAACAAGTGCAATAACAAAGTGCAATAAACTTGCTTCTTTAGTAAAATATAGTTTACACGCTCATTTAATAAGTTTTAGTACAAGCGAGAAGTTGATAGCGTTGATACACGATGTAAAATTTATGGCTCTCGCTTGGAGAAAGCAAACTTAATATTGTGGGTTATATGCTGTTGCTCGTAACGTTTGCTATGTCAATTCCAACGGCATTCTTAACTGGAATGATTGTGACTATGCCTATGGTGTGCGTCCGTTCTGGTGGATTAGTGAGGTTTATAGACCACTTTTGTGGTCACAAAGAGTACACCACTACATCAAAAGAGCATATAACCCTTCTCATAGAAAGTGGGATAAATACAAAAGATTATTATGGATGATTTTCAGACCCTCGTTGATTTTGAAAATCTCTATAATTCTTACCGAACTTCTATGCGAGGTAAAGGTAAGAAATTGAGTGCGGCGAAGTTCGATGTTATGGCACTTGAAAACCTTTATGTGATGAAGAAACAACTCATTAACCATACATATAGGATTTCACCGTATTCAGAGTTTATTGTAACAGAGCCAAAGAAAAGAATAATCAAATCAGGTTCATTTCGAGATAAGGTATTACAACATTGCTTATGTGATTATGTATTATTGCCAACTATGAAAGACCGTTTTATAAAGGACAATTATGCAGGTCAAATTGGTAAAGGAACATTATTCGGACTAAATCGTTTGTCAGAAAATTTACATAATTTTTATGACAAATATGGTAGTGATGGATATATACTAAAATGTGATATAACCAAATTCTTTTATAGTATCAACCACGATATTATGAAAGAGAAGATAAGAGAAAATTTTTCGGATGAAGATATTCAATGGATTTGTGATAGTTTTATAGATAGTGTTGATGGAGATGGGCTACCTCTTGGAAATCAAAGCAGTCAAGTATTTGCCCTGATATTCCTCAACGGACTTGACCATTATATTGTCGATGAGCTTGGATGTAAATATTATGGCAGATATATGGATGACTTTTATTTACTATCTAATGATAAAGAGTATCTAAAAGAATGTCTTATTAAAATCAAAGAGTATTTAGCTAACTTAAAATTAACGCTTAATAACAAGACTGAAATTGTTTCTATGAGTAAAGGTATTAGATTTCTTGGTTTTCATACATATTTGACCGAGCAAGGTAATGTTATAAGAAAACTAAATGGAGATAACAAAAGACAAGTTAAAAAGCGTTTAAGAAAGTACACAAAGTTAGTAGTACAAGGAAGAATGAAACGAGAAAAGTTCAATGAGATTTACTGTTCTTGGCGGAATCACGCATCTCACGGTAACTGTTTCAAGTTGATTTATGGAATGGATTTGTTTGTGGAAAATTTATTTAATGAAGAAAAACCTGAAATAAGGGTTATTATTGCCGGTAGTAGAGACTTTAATAACTACGAACTATTGGAAAAGCACCTTAATAAATTCGTCAAAGAACACCCTAATAATAAGATAACTATTATAAGCGGTGCTGCTCGTGGTGCAGACCAACTCGGAGAAAGATATGCCAGAGAAAAGTGCATATTATTAAAGAGGTTTTCGGCAAATTGGGAACAATTCGGTAAAAGGGCAGGTTATATTAGAAACATTCAAATGCTCGACTATATAGATGCATCTACCTGCGATTCATATGTGTTTGCATTTTGGGATGGAAAGAGTAAAGGAACAAAACAAATGATTGATAGTGCTAAAAAACGAAATATACCGTATCAAATTGTAGCATTTCAATCTTAAAAAATAATTTTACAAAACCTCTTGACAAACATCTAAATATATGATATAATATAGAAGTAATCAAGAGTGCTGACCTAAAAGGTCAGCAATTCTAAATGCATTAAGAAATAATATTGAGCAACGCAAAAATAAATAAGCAACAATCGAGTAGTGAACAGCAAAGCCTTACGAGGATATGCCACAATGTACGAACCATTCAGAAAGACCGTACAATCACTGAATGGGTGGCAGGAATTAGAACTAATGGTGTAACGGTAGCATAGCGGCGGTGAGGTCGTGGCTCTGGTTCGACTCCAGAATGTTCGACCAAAAAGAAAGTTCCTTAAAAGTATCGGCGTTTGAAAAAGCAATGTAAAAATAGAAAGTAATTAAGAGAGATAATTGTTGGTACGTTGTGCGCAGACTAATCCAGCCATTGCTCCCATAGGTGCGAGACCTATGGCTCGATTTTTAGATATAAAGAGAAATATAAAGAAATAAGAGGGAGTTAAATATGGCATCATTTCTCATTCCTATCGGAATTGCAATCGCAACAATTATTGTAGTTGTCATATTCTGTTGCTTAATTTATAAAGTTGCAGGTATTGACAAAGCACTCATCGTAACAGGTGGCAAAGAACCTAAAATTAAGGTATCTGGTGGTTCTTTTGTAATCCCGATTTTCCGAAAGGCTCAATATTTTGACCTTTGTATGTTGACTGTTACGGCAGACAGAGACGAAGTAAAGACCAAAACATCTGTGCCTATTGTAATTGATTGGACTGCACAGATTAGACCTGACACCGATAATATGGATAATTTGAAGAAAGCAATTATCTCATTCAAAGAACGAGGTCAAGACGGAATTATAAACGATGTAAAATTGACATTAACGGGTGCGGTTCGTGATATTGTTGCATCAATGACACCGGAAGAAGTTCTTCGTGACAAAGTTGCTTTTGCCGATAATGTTAAAAAAATTGTTTCTGATGAAATGGTAAATATGGGTATGGAACTTGTATCACTCAACATTCAGGACATTACTGACAATAACGGCTACTATGACAATATCGCTGCTCTTGATATGGAAGATAAGCGCCGCGAAGCAGAGAACAAAAAGGCGGTTGTTGACCAGGCAGTTCGTACACAAAAAGCAGAATCCGAAAAGGTTGCTTCCCAGAATGAACTTGACTCCGAACTTGCTGTTGCTGCTAAACAAAGAGATAACAACTTGAAGATTGCGGAATTTAAGGCAGAAACAGATAAGGCAGATGCCGATGCCGCAATCGCAGGTGAATTACAGAGAACGATTAGGCAGCAGGAAATTGCTCAACAGCAAGGTTGTATCAAGGTTGTTGAACAAGAACAGGCTAATCTTGCGGCAATGAAAGAAAAAGAAGTAATTGCTACAAGAGCCGAGGCTGAAAAGCAAAAGAGACAAATTGAAGCAGAAGCCGATGCAAATGTCCGTAAGGTAAGTGCAGATGCTACCGTTGAGGTTGCAGAGAAAGAAGCAAGTGCTACCAAGATTACAGCAGAAGCTACCGCAGAGAAAACTCGTAAAGAGGGTATTGCTGTTGCAGATGTTACTAAACAGAAAGGTATTGCAGAAGCAGAGGTTATTCGTCAGAGAGGTCTTGCCGAGGCGGAAGTTGAGAAACAGAAGTTAATGGCACAGGCAGAAGGCGAAAGAGCATTAGCAGAAGCTCGTGCCTCCAACGAAAAGGTCAACTTTGAGATTGAGAAGTTGAAGATTGAGAACGAAGCAAAGATTACTATCGCTACAAAGACAGCCGAGATTATGGCTAACATCGGTCAGAACGCAGAGTTCGTAAATATCGGTGGTGGCAATACTTCCAGCGGAACAGGAAATGTTCTTATCGACACTCTGGCAAGTGTCCCTGCCCTTATGAAGAAGTTGAATACAGAAAATCAGGCACTCAACGGACAGTCATTTAATGATGAAATTCGTGGCTTGGTTTCAAGCATTGCCGAGCCTGTAAAGGGTTTACTTGCAACAACTACTAACACAACTGTTAATGGTGTTAAAGATGAAAATGTAAATTCTGACGGCGTAAAGGTTTTACCCGAAACATCTGTTGAAGATGGAACAGAGTAATACATAATTTAATCGGTTATTAAGGTGCTACGAAGTATATGCGATATATATAAGCCCAATTTGATGTTGGGGTTCGTTTCGGGTATCGTATATAAGGCAGAAGCAGTAGTAAATGGAATTTGATAAACAGCCTTATAAATAACCACTTGCGAATATAGTGTAAAGGTTAGCACGCAAGTTTTCCAAACTTGAAGTGAGAGTTCGATTCTCTTTATTCGCTCCATATATTGGGGTGTTGCCAAGCGGTAAGGCACAGGACTTTGACTCCTGCATTTCGTTGGTTCGAGTCCAACCACCCCAGCCAATAATAGGCAGACAGGGTTTGCAAATAACAGCCTGGAATTAAATCTGTCGGAAGTCCGAAAAATTTGTATGCCTTTAAATCTATTAAAATGTTGTTTAAAGAGTATCGATGTTTACTTCGGTATTCGTTAATATAGGCTTGGGCGGTAGGCATAGCGAAGTACAAGATAAATAGAGCCGCCATATAAACAGAAAGCAATTTAATTTTTTTACATAAAAATTGTGAGTAACGGCTGATTTGGCAGCCGAAGTGTGAGACATATATATTGTACTCATAAAAAACTATGTAGGTTAGTGGATAATATTTGAGGTTTTGGAACTGTATTAAATTACATAGTTACCAAACGTATTGGCTATTAGTCAAATCAGTAACACGGTTTTGGAACTGTATTAAATTACATAGTTACCAAACGGTAAGCATATGTACCCTGATTTACAACATTGTTTTGGAACTGTATTAAATTACATAGTTACCAAACACACATATAAACATAAATATATGTATGAAAGTTTTGGAACTGTATTAAATTACATAGTTACCAAACAACCAGGGGACCTTATAGAATATGTAAAAGGTTTTGGAACTGTATTAAATTATATAGTTACCAAAAATACGAAGGAAAGTTAAAATGACAAACACATATATAATTGCAAGAAAAATTCAACTGATACCAGTAGGAAAGAAGGAAGAAGTTAATCGAGTTTATACATATATTAAGGATGGTATAAAATCACAAAATATGGCAATGAACCAGTATATGAGTGCTTTATATACTTCAACTATTATGGAAATGACAAAAGATGATAGAAAAGAATTAAGCAGACTATTTGGTAGAATTAGTACAAGCAAATTAGGAAGTGCTTATGATAAAACAATAGAGTTTGCAAAGGGGCTACCTATGGGTGGTGCAATTCAGCAAAAAGTCAAAAAAGATTTCGATAATGCAATGAAAAAAGGACTTAAATACGGCAAACTATCTTTACCATCATATCGTGATAGCAATCCTCTTTTGGTACACGTTGATTATGTTAGACTTCGTTCTACGAATCCACATTTGGATAACGGCTTATATCACAACTATAGTAGCCACGAAGAATTTTTAAATCACTTATATAACGAAAAACTTGAATTGTTTATTAAGTTCGCAAACAAAATTACATTCAAACTTGTTTTAGGCAATCCACGAAAATCAGCAGAAATCAGAAGTGTTTTCAAAAATATTTTTGAGGATTATTATCACATAAAAGGAAGCTCCATTGAACTTGACGGAACGAAAATTATCTTAAATATGTCGATTGAAATTCCGAAAAAGAAAGTTGTTCTTGACGAAAATGTTGTTGTTGGCGTGGATTTAGGAATCGCAATTCCTGCCGTATGTGCCTTGAATACCAATGACTATGTAAGAAAAAGCATAGGTTCACGAGATGATTTTTTGAGAGTAAGAACACAGATTAAATCTCAAAGGGACAGGCTTAAAAGGAAGTTGAAATATACAAGGGGCGGTCACGGCAGAGCGAAGAAAATGCAGGCTATGGATAGGTTTACTGATTATGAGAAAAATTGGGTACAAACCTACAACCACAAAGTTAGCAAAGATGTCGTTGATTTTGCGTTGAAAAACAAGGCTAAATATATAAATCTCGAATGTTTAGACGGTTTCAGTAAGGATGATAAAAAGAAAAATTACTTATTAGCGAACTGGTCTTATTACCAGTTGCAACAATACATAAAATACAAAGCCGAAAAATATGGAATTGTGGTTAGATTTGTAAATCCCGCTTATACCTCTCAAACCTGTAACTGTTGTGGTAATTTAGAAGAAGGACAAAGAGTTAAGCAATCAGAATTTATCTGTAAAAATCCAGAGTGTAAAAATTTTGGGAAGAAAATCAATGCTGATTTCAATGCGGCTCGCAACATCTCAATGTCAACAGACTTTGTTGAGAAAGAAGAAGAAAAAGAAAGAATTACATAAAGCAGCATAAATTTGTGGTTGTTGGTGTAACGGTTAGCACGCTTGTTTGTGGCACAAGTAGAGTGGGTTCAATTCCCACACTTCCACCCAATATATATGTGCCAGTAGCTCAATCGGTAGAGCAATCGACTTTTAATCGGTAGGTCGGAGGTTCGATTCCTCTCTGGCACACCATTGATGGCTGAAAATACTCATCCTTCTAAATCTTTTGCCTGTTAAGCAGGAGGTTGTCGGTTCAAGTCCGGCACTGCCCCCGTGGGTAGTTAGCTCAATCGGATAGAGCGCCTACAAGAATAGAGTATAAAATTTCCATCAAATTTCCCTTAACGGCTATATTGAAACTTCCTTCTATTAAAGAAATTGGGTTCTAAATAGTTTCAATGATTACCGACAAATTAAAACAAAGGAGATTATTACAATGAAGAATTTCAAATTAACAGAACTTGATAAGATTTTGCTACGCCGTAAGCATTCAGTGATGTTTGAACCTGCTAATATGGCTTATGAGCAGAGCAAGACAGAAAAAGCACTCGTTGTTTCCGGCTTGAAAAATGTTCAGGCTCTTGGATTTACATTTTCAAAGGAACTTATTGAAAAAGCATTTCATTTTACAAGAGATGAGTTTACTGCTTTCTATGGTTTCCTTATCCCTGCACTTAAAGAACTTGTTGGTGCGGATGTTGCATATAATCCAATGTACCCGAACTTTCCACAGCAGGTTGCAGAAGCAAGTGACATTGAGTTATTCATCAATGCAATCGTTCATTACTGGTCATTTGGCACATTGATTCCCGAATACGAAAAAAATGAGCGTTTACCGCTTATTGATGACAATAAAATGGCTCTTTTATCAGTAGGAAGTCACGATGATTTGATGACTATTTTCACAAATCTTGTTGAGAGCAAGACATCAATCTCGGAGCAGGACAAAGAGGACATTGAAACTATCATTCTTGCTTGTCCTGATTATACTACATATTTTTCTGATACAATCCCTCTTAAAGAGAATGTTGCGTTCGTTGGAAAACTCATTATTGAAAAAGCACCAATCAAAAGCGCCGATTCAATAAGCAAATACTTCAAGACCGCAACGGATGTTTTACGACTTGTAACAGCACTTTCCGATGGCGACATTAGCCTTGCTTCAAAAACCAAGTACCGAAATCTTCGTAGGGTTGAACGCCGTATGATTATGGACTTGCTTACTGGCTGTGGTAACATAACAGAGGATTTATTCCGTTATCAGTATGAATGGATTAGAGTTGCAGAAATTCTTCATCCGTTTGAATATAAAAAATCAAAGTATAGCAATGTCAACGCTGCATTCAATACTTTAAGAAACGAGAAAAAGCCTCTTATGTTTGCAGGAAAGGTTCAGGCAGCAATTACCGCAAAAGATATGCGTGAAGCTGCCACCTTGTTAAAAGCAAGACCCGGAGAGTTCGCAAGGAAACTTGACAAACTTATTCGTGATGCAGATAATCCGAATTATATTGTCAACTGTTTTAAGGAAGTTGCAACAGAAATCTCAACTCCTGTACTCCTTCAGGTAAGACAGCATTTCATAGGAAGAATGGAGAATGATAATCAGCCTGTAAGAGTATTCTTTCCTAAAGGAAACCTTGCAAAAGCTATGGTTATCAGAAATGAACTTCCCAAAATCAATAGAAATGTATGTAAAAATGTTGCAAGGATTTGCCGTGAGGCTTTAATTGAACAGTACAAGGAAAAAGATTTTCTCGGAAAGGTTTATATTGATGAGGATTTCAAAAATTACCTTGTTCCGTTTAGTCAGAGAAGTGCAAGTAAGGCTGTTAAGACCATTGTTCGTGGTAGTAAGTTGCCTATTAAGAAAGATGCTACGACTGTTCGTGGTTTTATTTGGTGGACTAATACTGATAACACGAGAAATGGCTGGGGTGAAGATAGGGTTGATATTGACCTTTCTGCAACCATTTATGATGAAAATTGGCAGTATGTTGACCGTGTATCATACACACAACTTCGCTCTGCAAAATATAGAGCATATCATTCGGGCGATATTACCAATGGCGGAAATGTTAATGGTGATGGCGTAGCAGAGTTCATTGATGTAGAAATTGATGCAGTTGCTAAAAACGCTGGTAGATACATTGCATTTCAGGTTTATAGTTTTACACGACAGCATTTTTCTACGCTTCCTAATTGCCGTTTTGGATGGATGGAAAGAGAAGATGTAAACAGCGGTGAAATATTTGAGCCGAAAACGGTTGGAATGAAAATTGACTTAACTGCTGACAGCACTGTTGCTATACCCGTTATATTCGATTGCGTTGAGCGTAAATTCATTTGGTGTGATATGAACCTTCAGAATGCAAGTTCGAGGTTTTATGGAAATAATCTTGAAAGTAATTTACACGGTGTAACCGCAACTTGCTATGGCTTAACACATCTTAATAAGGCAAATATTTATGACCTCATAATGATGAACGCTGTTGCAAGAGGTAGTATTGTCACAGATAGAAATGAAGCAGACATCATTTTCAGTAATGATACAACAGTACCTTATGAAATTGTAAATGAGCTTGACGAGGTTACGGGTACTACAAAACCTGTTATAAAGGAGAAGCCAGAAGTTCCGATTATCACGGCTTTCGATACCGATGAATTATTTGCCTTGTTATAATTTATGAGGTGAATATTATAGTTAAGGTATGGAACAAACGGAAGGCTATATTAGTGAAATAAAATGAAATTATTGTGGCTGTGGACTTTCTTCCTTCTAAAAGAAAATAATTTCGATGGTTTAGCCATCTACATAATGATGATAAGATAGAAAGTCCGATTTCCACTATTCATAATTTGTGGCTGTAATGCTCATCCTTCTACATAATATCAAGAACTGCAAATTCTTCTAAAAAGAGTATTAAATTCCCACACCTCTTTCTAAATATTATGTGGCTATTGTTTTTTCATCCTTCTATGCCAATAGGCACTTGATTTGGGATTAAGATTTTAGAGAAACAAATTTCCACAATACAAAATATGCGGCTGACCAACATCATCCTTCTATATATCAGGGAACTATGTGTCGTGGGTTCGACTCCCACCATTCCATCTTCGATGGGATGTCGCACAGTTGGTAGTGCAATAGTATTATTAGATGTTAAAATTACCGCATCAAATAAATTTCAAATAATTAGAAATAATATTGAGAAAAACACTTGACAAATAGTAAAATGTGTGCTATAATATCTAATGTAAGTTAAATAAACATTCGGCTGTTGAGGTTCATCCTTCTACCTATTAGGAATAGACTTTTAATCTATATATTATAAGAACCTCAAATTTCTGAATATAAGCTGGCTGAAAGGTTTCATCCTTCTTCAAATACATAATACCAAGCTGCTAATCGTGGGTTCGATTCCCACCTATCTACATTGCTGGTAGTCGCCAAGAGGTAAGGCAGCAGCCCTAAAATCAAAGAGACCGAAATTTCCAGCATCAAGAAACATTATTGAGCAAAACAAAATACGATAACTACAAAACCTAATCAGAATTTTTCACCTCTTTCTCTCCTTTCTATGTTTTTGCGTGTTTCATAAGATAAATTAAGAGTATTTTTTTTGTCTGATTAAAACCTGTTTAACAGGGGGCAAAGTTAGATAGATAAAGGTCTTTGCCATATACATATGCGCCGATAGTTCAGTTGGAACAGAATGCTTGACTACGAATCAAGAGGTCGCAGGTTCGAGTCCTGCTCGGCGTGCCAAGAGTGAAAATTTAATATGCTGGTATGATGGAATTGGCAGACATAGCGGACTTAAAATCCGCTGGCTGCAAAGCCGTGTCGGTTCGAGTCCGACTACCAGCACCACTAATTATTTAGGAAAGCAGTGATAATAAATTAAACAAGTTCCATTATATGAATTATTAAATGATGAACAATTTATTGATTGCTTTAATAAATCTAATAGTTACACAGAATTGTATCTTAATATTGGCTATTCATCTGCCAAACCAGTTAAGCCATCGAAAATAATTGGTATTAAAGAAAGAATCAAAGAACTTGGTTTAGATGAGCATAAATTAAGTAATCGTAATTATTATAAGAAAAGTAAATATATAAACAAACATCTAAATTTTGTTTTAGACCACATTGACGGAAACGCTTCAAACAATCGAGAAAATAATCTCCGATTGATATGTCCAAATTGTGATTCTCAATTAGACACATATAAATCTAAAAATAAAAATTCAGCAAGACAATATAGATGATAATATGGCGAGTTGACAGAGTATGGCTTATTGTGCTTAACTTGAAATTAAGCGGCGGTAACACGCCCGTGGGTTCAAATCCTACACTCGCCGCCAACATCCTGTTGGCGTAACAGGTTGGTTGAGAACCGACTCTCACGACCAATACCAAAAGTATAAAAGCCTCTTAACAATGCTCACTATTATGAAAAAGTTGGTTATTAAAATATTGCTGTCGCTGCGAATATAGGTGGGGTAAACATACTTTCATATGCAAATCGCAAAATCCTCATTAGCGAACTCCGTGGAAGCTGCTCCTATGGCTGATGGCTTCTGACAGCAACTATATAAATGAGAAGAAAGAAACTCTCTGTTTAGGGTGAAATGATATATCTCTAATCGGTGCTGACACCTATCAGACATTTATATGGCGTTACGCCCTCTACCGATACGATAACTCGGGGTAACACAATGGTGAGGGAATTATAAATACGAGAGTGCAGGAATAACGAGTAGTCATTCAAAGGAATTGCAGTAAATGATTGTGCATTTATAACGAACTGCAAGAGTGAATGTATGAACAATGAATGACGGTGACTAAATATCAGTTAGTAATGGCAATATGAGGCGAGGATGTGGTGCGGCTATGCAAACCAACTCACAGTGTTTCGGCATAGAGTAGTTGAACTGTTGCTAACTGGTATTGAAATCACTTTAGAAAGGAGAGAACAAAATGTTTTATAATGTAATAATCGGAAGTCCGATTGTAGAACCTAAAACATTGATTGCTCTTGATGATATAGATTGGGAAACTAATGAAAAAGAAAAGACATTATTTACCGATACAAGATTTCTTCCGGCAATTATGAAAGAAGCCGGAATAGTGAAATCAATCGGAGAAGTTAGAAAGAATAAGCCCGAACTTGTTTTTACTCTTAATGAACTTGATTGTTTATGGATTAAATGGGGCAAGAAGTTTCTCTATATTGTAGTCGGTAATTGATTGGAAATCTATTATAAATAAAGATAAATTTGCGGAATTGATAAATGAAATATTTATAAGCGGCGTTGCTTATGGTATGGCTTATCAAACAAAAGTGATGCAGAGAAATATCATATTATTGATGAAAAACAGATAAAATTTTATTTAGTGATTTTTAGTTAATGATTTGGCTATTTCTTTTTATCCAAGTGCGATTATTCCATCTGCTTTGAAAAATAAATGAATTGCTGGTGTGGTGGAATGGCAGACACGGCAGACTCAAAATCTGTTGCTATAAGCGTGCGAGTTCAAATCTCGCCACCAGCACCAAAGGTTCATTGGTCAAGCGGTTAAGACACTGGCGGAGGTATGTAGTGTAAATCAGGCACACTGCCGGAGACATAGGTTCAAATCCTATATGAGCCATAGATAATCCTATTTCGTTGTTAAGTGTGGCTGACACTTTCAAAAACAGCCAATATAGCAGGATAGAGAAGTGGTTATCTCGTCAGCCTCATAAGCTGAAAATCGTGGGTTCAAATCCCACTCCTGCAACCACAAAAAATAATAATAAGGAGTTATGATTATGGATAATGTAAAAACTTGTCCTATGTGCGGACAGAGAATTGCTACATACAAACACAAACTAAATAAGGTTCTTATTTCTGCTTTGTTCAAATTAAGAGACCACAGCGGAATTGGTTGATAAAGAGGGTTGCATTTATATCCTTAATGAACTTGGCAGAAGGTTTCTTGAAAACAAAGCAAAGGTTTCTGTCGAGGTTTATATAAAACACGGACAGTTAATATGAACTTCTAATATGATATATGCAAACTATATGCAAACCAAGTAGATGCTTATATTCAAGTAAAGGAAGAATGGAAAGAGCAAGCAGCTACGGCATAATATAATTCAAAAAAAGAGGATGAGAGTATGAAATATGATGCATTTGATAAAAGAATGAAAAAGTATGAATTTGTGTCGAGACACTATTTGACAACTCGTACTCCTGTTATTATCCGAATTGACGGTAAAACGTTTCATACATTCACAAGAGGTTTTCAAAGACCTTTCGATGATGTACTTTCTAAAACTATGCAGGAGACAATGAAATATCTTTGTGAAAATATTCAAGGTTGTGTTCTTGGATATACACAATCAGATGAGATTACTCTTGTCCTTGTTGATTACAAGAATATAGATACTTCTGCTTGGTTTGATTACAATATCCAAAAGTGTGCGAGTGTTGCAGCAAGTATGGCAACAATGGCTTTTAATAAATTTTTCAATAACAGAGCCAATAATTATATAAATTCAGTTTTAGAACTCCAAGATACAGATATTCCATCCGAATTAGAATATATTAAGATACTTAAAAGAGCAATAGATAAAGGTGCAATGTTTGATGCTCGTGTATTCAATATTCCAAAAGATGAGGCTTGCAATAATTTACTTTGGAGACAGAATGATGCCACAAGGAACTCAATTCAGATGGTTGGCAGAGCATCTTTCTCTCACAAGCAATTAAATAAAAAATCCACAAGCAATATTCAGGATATGCTTATGCTTGAAAAAGGCGTAAACTGGAATGATTATCCTACAAAATATAAGAGAGGTAGCTGTTGTATTCGTAAGACTGATGAGACAACAGGTAGAAGTAAATGGATTATTGATAATGAAATTCCTATCTTTAAGGGAGATGGTCGAAAGTATGTCAATGATTTAATATATGTGGGCGAGTAATATGAGCTATCGCAGAAGTCAGGAAAGAAATCGTAGACTTAAAAACTTTATAATGAAACTAAGAATTTATATGGTGCTGGTGCTTGGTATGACGAGGAAAAAGGAAGATATACAAAATATTCTTGCGGTGGCAGGAAATATAAAAAGTATCTTAAAAAAATATCAAGCAAGAAAGCACGCAAATATAAAGGGGATATGAGACATTGCGATTACAAGAGAACATTTGATTATTGGTGGGAGTTATTTTAATGAGAAGATTATTCATAAAATGAATATTTATACTACATATTTTGCAAATATTCGCCATTTGCCAAAAAGTATTATACCAGTTTCAATAGCTGGAAAACCGCCCGAAAAATGGGATGGAATTGAGTATAAGAAATTAGCACCTAAATGGAGTTTCTTTTCCGAGTGGAAAAAAACTAAAAATAACGATTATTATATTGAACATTTTTATGATGAAGTATTAAGTAGTCTTACTCCACAAAATGCAATTGATGAACTAAATAAAATTAGTTCTAATAATGATAACAAAGATATTGCCCTTGTGTGTTACGAAATTCCAAGAGATTTTTGCCACAGACATATTGTTTCCGGTTGGTTAAATCGTAATGGGGGATATTGTGTAAAAGAATATATTGATATGAATTCTATAAAAGATACAGATGACGGAATTACACATATCAATATTTATAGTAAAGGCAAAACTGATTTAGGAAAAATGTTAAGTAACTTTTATAAGTTTCCTATACATACAGATGACGGTGATTTTCTATCAGTTGAGGGATATTGGTATTGGTTATCTATTGATGATTCGGTGAGAGAAAGAGAAGAATTACGTTATTTATATGGATTTAATGCTAAAAGCAGAGGTAAAGAAATCTTAAAAGAAACAAATGATGGTAAAAGTAGTAGATTTGAGCCTGACTTTGAAAATAAGATTCTAAAAGCTATTTGGTATAAATTAAGAAGAAATGCAAATCTATTAACACCTGAATATCGGAGATTACCAATAGTTCATTATTATTGTTATGGTGGAAAGGTTGTTGATGTTACAAGTAAATATCAATGGTTAATAGACGGAATTACTAAAATGAGAGATTACTTATAAATCATTATTAAATGACAGTTTTATTATTAAAAAGGAGATTAAATTATGTCATATACAAAGAGAACAGAAAACAATGTTTCAAATGAGAAATTTGTAGAAATTAAATGTAATATTGCATCAGCAAAAAATGTCAATAATTCAACTTTTACAATAGGTAGCTATGATTTTGATACGGCATTGATGCATCCTTCAAGCATACACTTTGGTAAAGTTCAAGATGGTGCAAAAACTTATATTGATAAGAATTACAGCAAAGGTATTCGTATTATTTATAACGGTCTGTGGGGAATGGGTACTGCAACTAATGTAATTATTCCTCACATCAAAGATGTTCAGGTTATCAAAGATAGAGTTGTCATTGTAAGTTTTGCTGATGACTCGCAAGAAAAAGCTGTGCTTGATAGTGCTGATACTTTCTCTTTGGAGCAGGGCATTTCGATTTGCATTACAAAGAAAATGCTTTCAATGGAGACAAACGGAAACGGAAGTTCGGCATATAACAAACTTATTAACCATTGCTTGAAAGTGTATGAGAACAGCCGAAAGACAGAAGAAAAAGCAAAAGCAGAAGAACAGACTGCAAAAGAAAAGGAAAAGAAAGCAGCAGATAAGGCAAGAGCAAAGAGAATTAAGAAAGCCAACAAGAATCGTGAAAGAGAGATTGAAATTCAAAAAGAAGCATATCTCCGTGCAATGAGAGAATTCGGCGGCAATTCTGCTGTTAATGACTAATTAAGCATAGGGAGTGTGAAATATCACTCCCTTTAATTTATGAGGTAATAGCAAAGAATGATTTATATAACAGGCGATACTCACGCAAATTTCAATAGATTTTCTACCAAGAATTTTCCTGAACAAAAGGAAATGACTAAAGATGATTATATGATAATTTGTGGTGATTTTGGTGGAATTTGGAATTATCTTTATTCCGACAAAACAGAAACATATTGGTTAAAATGGCTTGAAGATAAACCATTTACGATATTATTTGTTGATGGAAACCACGAGAATTTTGATAGATTGAGTAAAGAATTTAAGGTTGTTAATTATCACGGCGGTAAAGCTCATAGAATACGCAGCAATATCTATCATCTTATGAGAGGTTATGTATTTGAATTTGAAGGCAAGAAATTCTTTACTTTTGGCGGAGCAAGTAGTCACGATATTCAAGACGGTATATTAAAAATTGAAGATTATTCAACATTGAGTGATTTGGTTAAGGATTATAATAAAAGAACCAGAGCAGGGCAAATGTTGAGAATTGACCACATATCTTGGTGGGAAAAGGAACTTCCATCATACTATGAAATGCAGAGAGGCAGACGGGAATTAGAAAAGGTAAATTATGAAGTCGATTATGTAATTACTCATTGTGCTCCTCAAGATATTGCTTCATATATTTCTCACGGATATTACAAACCTGATATTTTAACAATGTATCTTGGTGAAATAGCTCGTGAACTTAAATTTACCAAGTGGTATTTTGGTCATTATCATAATGAACAAGCCATTATGGATAAATTTATTCTTCACTATGATAAGATTGAGAGGATTATTTAATATGAAAAAGATTATGTCAATGGGTTTAGTTATTACAATGACTTGTTTATGCTTTGGAGGAAATATATACTAAATGACCGACATTGATTTTTATGTTCAATTTAGATTAGAGATTGAACGAATGTATGCTCCTTATGTTCTAAATGAGTGTGAAACTATAAGAATTGAAGATGAAAAAACAAAAATAGGCATATTGCTTATCAAGGATAAATATATTGTAGGTCTGTATATTTTACCTGAATATAGACGGAAAGGCTATGGAAGAAAAGCAATTTTAGATTATGTATCAAAATATGGTATGTTAAAGGACTTAACTATATTAAACTCAAACGAAACCGCCAAGTCTTTTTGGAATAACTTATTTGAGTTAGAAGTAATTAAAGAAAATTCCATAGATACCTATTATTCAATAAAATCATTAAAATATAAAGAGGTATAAAAATGAAAGTATTTTATCATTCAGACAATGATGTTGAATATAGAGTTAATGGGATAGAAACCTATAATAAATATAAAGGCCGAGTAGGTGAAACTGTAAACGCTACTATTGAAAAGAATAGTTATGATGATGGAACAGTTAAATATTCGGTTACTGCGTTGGAGTAACTAATATGAAAATTGCAAGGGCAGCTATTAAGTTTTTTGAATTAAATAACCCGAATAAAGAAAGAATTTATTTTGGTTGGAATCACGCAGAAATTTTTCAAAATATGAAAAATGATGGAATTATATATGATAGAACAAATTATGAAATGGGTTTCATAACCAACGAAAGACCAATTCATTTTGTTAATAGAACAGAAGCGGCTAAAATTGCTTTTGAATCAGGACAGACCAAAGAATTACATAATGAATTGTTTTCCGAAGATTTTTGGAAAAACGGTCAATTTGATTATAGTTAGGAGTGTTTTATGAAAGTATTTTATCATTCAGATAATGATGGTAAATGTGCTGGTTATTGGGTAAAAACCTTAAATAAATTAACTGACAACTTTACCGATGAATATATCAAAATAAATTATGGGATAGAATTCCCATTTGACTCTATTGGAAAGAATGAAATTGTATATATTGTAGATTATTCTATTTCTCCGGAAGAAATGGATAAGTTACTTGAAATTACGAGTAATGTCATTTGGATTGACCATCATAAATCAGCAATTGAAAAATATAAGAATTATGATAAAGATGTTAAAGGGTTAAGGTATGACGGGATTGCTGGTTGTATGCTTACTTATTGTTATCTTTTTTTTCTTACTGATGGAGTTAAAGAATTTGAACCTGAAATGGTAGAGTCTGCTCCTTTATTTACAAAGTTAATTGCAGATTATGATGTTTGGACTTTTGAGTTTGGAGATAAGACAAGAAGATTTCAAAAAGGCTTTGAATTATATCCACACGAACCAGAGGATAAAATCTGGGATAATTTATGGAGCAATATATTCTGTGAATCAGATGAAATGAATCGGATTATAGAAGCAGGGAAGATAATTATTGAATATAGAAAATGTATGATGGCAGAGTATTGTGAAAATAAGGGATTTGAAGCAAGTCTTGAAGATTATAAATGTTTTGCTATCAATATGGCTATGGTTAGTAGTGATGATTTTGTCATTGATAATATAAACGATTATGATATTCTAATTGGATTCTCATATGATGGAGATAATTGGAATTATTCATTGCGTTCCACAAAGGTTGACTGTGCGGTGCTTGCTATGAAATATGGTGGTGGCGGTCATAAGGGTGCAGCAGGATTTAGTAGCCCCGACTTTGTGTTAAGAAAATTGTAAAGGAGGATTACCTATGGATTAGGCAAGTTTGAAGTTCTTTGTAAGCAAATCGTAATGGATTACGCAAATAAGCATTTAGACAAGAGTGATAATGCTGAAATTACAGAAAATGATGTTTATATTGATTTAGAAAAATCATTTACAGAAAGCGAGGAATAGCAATGGCTAAATATTGCAAGAAACCTGTTATTATTGAGGCATATCAGACCGACAAAGAAATGATTATTCATACCCTTGAAGGCGATATGAAGGCAAGTATCGGTGATTATATTATCACAGGTGTAAACGGTGAGAAGTACCCGTGTAAACCCGATATTTTTAAGAAAACTTACGAGAAAGTAATTGATTTAGAAGAATTATTTACAGAAAGTGAGGAATAATTATGATAAATGTAAATTTTATTGAACTTGCAGTATCAGCGGATTAAATATTGTTGCTGAAAGTGCAGATTTTGCACTTAAAGCGGTAAATATTTACTGCAATAAAAATGGTTACAGAATTAAAGAAAACTCACTGCCTGATAGATTAGGTAGTTAAATGGTGTTTGTACCACAAGAAGAATGTATTGATTGTTCTGGTTATAGAGAAAATGTCTTATATACAAAGTCAGGCAAAGAAAAGATTGCTTATTTTTGTCCGACTTATGGTAGAAAATTCCAGTAAATTTTACAAAGGAGGCAGGTTTGAGAGTAGCGAAAATCAAAGGATTGATTTGTTTAGTTACTGTGCTGGCTGTTATCAGTACAACAGCAATTATAGCAACAGATTCAGAGATTGAACAAAGCGAAAACCAATCCAAAGAAGAAAGTACAGCAATTGTAACTACTCAATTAGTAACAGAAGTTACAACTACTAAAAAGGTCGAGGAAACCACAGAAGAAATAACAGAAGTAACAACGGAGCAGGTAACAGAAAAGCCGACAGAAGTTACAACGGTTAAACCTACTACAACAGTTAAGCCGACAACAAAACCTGTGGAAACTACGAAACCAAAAGAAACAGAAGCACAAATAGAAAAATCAGAAACAAGTGAGGCTTTATATTCAGCTTCAAAATTTATGAATATGGGTGTCATTTATTGGAATGGATGGAGATGGACTTGGTATAGCGAAAGGGTTCTTCCTGGCGGTGGTTTGAATATTCCAGGCAGACACGCAGATTCAAGTGGTTACATTTGCGATGGGAATGATTATATTTGTTTATCTTCTTCATCTTTAAGCAAAGGTACAGTAATAGCAACGCCATTTGGTAAGAGTGGTAAAGTATATGATACCGGTTGCGCAAGTGATACCATAGATGTTTATGTAAATTGGTAAAATAAAGAATGATGACATAATAGGAGGTCGGTTAAATGTTTTGGATAGGATTTGGAATAGGTGTAATAATTGGAGCAATACTCGGAATTATGTGTATGGCTTTAGTTACAGCTAATCATAGAAGTGAGAAAGATAATAAAGAACAAGTAATGTATTTTGCTATGCAAAAAGATAGGAATGAGTTTTAACATAAATGTTAAAAATGACACAAGAAGAAGCACAAAAAGTTCTTGATAAGAGAAATGAAAATTTTCAAATTATTTCTTATAATGGAATGAGAAATAACAGTGAGGTCATATGTTTACATTGTGGTTCACAATTTAGCACTTCCATAGATAGTTTATTGAGAAAATCAGGTACTTCGTTTGGATGTAGTTATTGTAATTTTCAAAGAATAAAAGATAAGTTGCAAAACAATTCACTTGAATTTATTTCAAGAAATAAAGATAAAACTATAAATGTTAAATGTAAAAATTATAATCATATTATAACAAATAGAGCTTCTATTCTTACAAATCCTAATTTAAGAGGTTTATATGATTTTATTAAAATAAATTCTATTCCTGCAATGAAAAGAAAATGGAATAGGTTGGAGGTGTTAAGTGTATGAGTCAGATGTATTTTATAGCTGACTTGCATTAGCATTTCAGCCACAAAAATTGTCTCTCATTTGACAATAGACCATTTAAGACGATTGAAGAACACGATACTGAACTTATAAGACGATGGAACGAAACTGTCGGATTTGATGATGATGTATGGATTCTCGGAGATATTAGTTGGGGTAACATAACAAAGACTATTGAGGTATTCAGTCAATTAAATGGAAACAAACATCTTTGCATAGGAAACCACGATAGAAAACTACTTAAAAGCAAGAATATCAGAGACTTGTTCGTTGAAATTGTTGATTACAAAGAATTCAAAATTAACGGCAATGACATTATTTTATCCCACTACCCTATACCTTGTTTTAACCGACACTATTATGGTGCTTACCATTTTTACGGACACGTTCATAATTCATTTGAGTGGAATATGATGCAGAGAGTTAAATATGAAATGGTTGCTCTCTACGACAAGCCCTGCAATATGTTTAATGTTGGTTGTATGATTCCTTATATGAATTATACGCCGAGAACATTTGAAGAAATAATTCATAGTGAGGATAAAGAAAATGTATGATAGATGTGTGAGTTGCGGAGCTTATGTTCCCGAAGGTAGAATGGTTTGTCCGAGTTGTGAGGCAAAGGCTAAAGAGCAAACTATTAAAATAAGGAAAATGCCTTTATGGAGAAAGATTATTGCTTTCTTTATGGGCATTATAATGTGTTTTACATTTGCCGCTTGCTCCAATATTTTCATTAAGAACAATGCTATATTGGCATTTAGTGTTTCAGAACAATATGATGGCTGTGTTTATATAATAGCGGCATAAATATAAGGAGATAAAATATGAGCAAACCATATGATGTAGGTGCTATTTGTGGCAGATTTCAAACTTTTCATATCGGTCACGAATCACTTGTTGATACAGCGTTAAAACTGTGTGATAGGGTGTTAATTTTGGTCGGTTCTTCGCAGGAATGTGGAACAGAAAGAAACCCACTAAACATTGACACAAGAATAAGAATGTTGAGAGCTATTTACGGTGATGATGGCTCAATTATTATTAAGGGTATTTCTGATTTAACAGATGAAAATGATATTAGACCTGAATGGGGTCGATACTTACTTGATAATATTGACCGTTATATTTATAAGACACCTGAACTTATGATATACGGTAATGATGAAAGCCGGTCTCGATGGTTTGACCCAGATGATATTAAGGATGTTACAGAAATTATTGTAAGCCGTGGAAAAATACCTATTTCGGCTACACAAGTAAGAGCCTTAATGGTTGCCGATAATCGCAGAGAATGGCAAAAATGGGTTAATCCAAAATTACACAAGATGTATGACGAAATTCGGAGAGAGTTAATGAGTGTTCCATTTTACACTTCGGAAGAATACATTGAGTCTATAAAAGAGGTGATGTAAATGAATAGATTAACTTATAAATCACTTATGGGAGATTATGGTTCTGCAAAAGCATTTGAAGATGAATATTCAGAAAAATGTGCATTGAGAAACGCCCTTGGAAAGTATGAAGATTTGGGTTATACGCCAGATGAATTAAAAAACATAATCAAACAGAGTTAGTGTGATATTGCACAATAAAAAGAAGTAGCAGAAAGATGAAATGAAAGATATGGATAATATGGAAAATGAGGATAGTGTAGTTCTCGCCAAAGATATTGACGATTGCTCAAAGTGTCCTTTGTATGAGAGTGAATGTCCGGGCGGATGGACTTCCGATGGTTCTGGCAATCCCATAGAACCACCTTGCACTTCTTGGAATTACGATGACGAGATTTGGGATGGTATACTTGAAAGTCAGCGTATTGATTGGGAAGAATCGGAAGAACGTCAAAGAAAATATGAGAGAAGTATGAAAGCCAAACGAGCCGCAGCAACCAGAAAGAAATACGCTCACTTGGATAGTAAATATACAAAATTCAAAGAATGGCTTCCAAAGTCACGATGGAATTTGATTATTACATCTCGTAGGTTGAACAAAGTATATATGAGGACAATAGGTAAGCGTTCAGCAAACTATTGTTTCAATCTTGAAACAGAGAAATTTTGTGTAATAAGGGGCAGAATTAGCCTCGCTGACAAAAATGTAATAAATCAATTTGAAAATGATTTCAAAGAGATGTTCTATGGCAAGAGACCAAAAGACAGAGATTTTGTTAAGGAAAGACAAGAAGAAGTCAATAATATTTTCAAAAAATTTTTTCAGATTTGAAGGGAACAAAACAATGGGTGAATTTGTAAAACCTAAAACAGAATATGTTGCAGACAAGAATTATGTTGAGAAACTTGTTAATGTTCATTTGAAAAAGGATTTACACGGAGATGAGGAAATTTGCCAAGTTTGTCACGGCACAGGACTTGTCATTCGTGAAAATCCTTATGGATTAAGTGATGACCCTGACAAAAGCAGAATGTTTCCTTACTCTCATCAGACTTTGACTTTTTGTCCACATTGTTTTAATGGCATTATCCACCGTTGTAATCTTTGCGGTGGTATCATTAAGCGTGGATATACAAAACATAATTGTGAACAACAAAGGGAGTTAGACAGAAAGCAATTTTATCAACGGAGAGCCAAAGAATTAAATGATGCAGAACTTGCACCATCCGAAATAATTAAAAATATGGAATGTTTCTTTTCTGACGAGTATGGAAGAAATGACGGTTTCTTTATGGATTGGGATGATTTCTTTGAGTATTGGGCAGAAGAACACGAACCTTCAGATATAAGACCTGAATTTGTATGGTCAACCGAACCCGTTAAAATTAGTATTGATGCACAAGGAATAGTTGAAGATGCAACAGAGGATTTGTATGAAGATGCATTCTATGATATTCCAAGTGAAAAAATCATTGAATTACAGAATTACCTTAATAAATGGTGTAAAGAATGCGGAGTCGGTACAACATATTTTGAGGGTAAATATAAGGTAAGGATTCCGTGGGAGGATTATGATGAGTAAAGTTATTGCCAGAAAAAGATACATAATCGTCCGTAATGGTACACATATAATGTGTGGACTTGCGAGACAATATTATTTCAAGCCTATTGATGATATAGGTGATACACAGATTAAGACTTATTCAAGTGAGAAAAAGGCTATTGCTGGTTTTGAAAGAAGTTGGCATCGTAAAATAGGTGATGAATACCAAGTTGTTGAGGTTGAGGAAGTTATTAAGGTAAAAGATGACTTACATTCGGGGGAGAGACCGATAGCGGTGAGCAATGGGAACAATTAACACTGAATATTTGAGGATATAATAATGAATGAAAATAGAGTAGAGGAAGTTAAATCCCTCGTTAAAAAATTAAATAAGTACAGAGATGAATACTATAACAATAATAATAGTATCATTTCTGACAGAGAGTATGATGAACTCTTTGATAAACTAATTGTTTTAGAACGAGAGACAGGATGTATATTCTCAAATTCACCGACACAATCTGTTGGTTATATGAGCTTGAGTCAGTTACAGAAAGTCAAACATAGCCATCCTTTATTATCTCTTGGTAAGACAACAGATATTGATGAGTTTATTAAGTATTTCGGCAACAAAGATTTTCTTATTATGGCAAAACTTGATGGGCTTACTTGCTCCTTGACATATGATAATGGTAAACTCATAAGAGCCGAAAGTCGTGGTGACGGTGAAACCGGAGAAGATATTACCCACAATGCCAAAGTATTTTCTAATCTTCCAACGGAAATTCCATTTAAGGGTAAACTCGAAATTGATGGCGAGTGTATTATTACTTATGATGAATTTGAACGTATTAAAGCAAAAGAAAATACGGAATATAAAAATCCACGAAATCTTGTAAGTGGTTCAGTACGTCAGTTGAATAGTGAAATTGCTGCAAAACGGAATATCAAGTTTATAGCTTGGAGGCTTCACGAAGCAGAAAATGTTGATATTCAGTATCATTCTGAAGGTTTTGAATTTCTATCAAATCTTGGCTTTGATGTAGTACCTTATTATACCAATAGTTTTAATACTATTGAATGGATTAAAGATGAATGCGAAACCAAACAGATTCCGATTGATGGAATAGTAGGAATGTTTGATGATATTGAGTATGGAAATTCTCTTGGTAGAACAGGACATCACCCAAGACATTCTCTTGCATATAAATTCTATCAAGAGGAAAACGAAACGGTTTTGCTTAACATTGAGTGGTCAACGAGCAGAACTGGTCTTGTAAATCCTGTTGCAATTTTTGAGCCTGTCGAGATTGATGGGACTACTGTATCTCGTGCTACTCTTAACAATGTAAGTATCATCCAAGAGCTTGAACTTGGTATTGGTGATACTGTAACTGTTATTAAAGCAAATCAGATTATCCCGAAAATCACACAAAATCTTACAAGAAGTAATACATACCAAATACCTTCAGTATGCCCATCTTGTGGAAATCCTGTGACAATAAAGAATGATAATGGTAGAGAAATGCTTTACTGCACAAACAGACATTGTAAAGCAATTCTTCACGATAAAATTTCAAACTATGCTACAAGGGAAGCAATGAATATTGTAGGTATATCAGAAGAAAGGTTACGCTCTCTTATGGATATGGGTTATATTACAAGTTTTGAGAGCCTTTATCACCTTAAAGATTATCGTAATGAAATTGCAAAAGCAAAAGGTTTTGGTGAATCAAGCATTGATAAGATTATCAATGCTATTGAAGTTAGTAAAAAATGTCAGTTAATCAATATTATTGTTGCTATTGGTATTCCGGGAATTGGTAAATCAGCAGCAAGAACGATGGCTGAATATTGTGAAGAAACAGGAGCAGAAAATACATTTCAAGAGTTTATCAATCTTGCAATATTAGGATTTGATTGGAGTGCATTACAGGAAATCGGACAGGCAACAAGTGATAATATCAATTCATATGTTGTAGATAATTATGAAGATATTCAACCTCTTGTTAATATTCTCCAAATTGAAAAACCACGAAAATCAGATTTAAGTCAGAGATACAAAGGTAAAACATTTTGTATTACAGGAAAATTAGTTGAATTTGATAACCGTAATGCTCTTGTGTATGATATTGAAACAAAAGGTGGAACGGTAGTTTCTTCCGTGACTTCTAAAACACAATATTTAATTACAAATGATAAGACTTCTGGTAGTTCTAAAAATAAAGCTGCCGATAAGTATGGAACAAAGATTATTTCTGAACTTGAATATATAATGGGAAATTTCTAAAAATAAGAAATAATTTTGAGAAAAACGCTTGACATATACTAAATTCTATGATATGCTTTAGATAAAGTTGAAAAGAGGTGAGAATATGAAAGCAAAAATTGAGCTATCAAATATTACTGCCGTTAAAAAGTTTACCGATATAGTAAGCACAGTTGATTGTGATGTGCGACTCGTAGGCAAAGATGAAAATGGAAATGATTGGGATATATCCGCAAAGTCATTGCTTTGTTCTTTGATTATGGCACAGAGAGAACAGTCTGAAAGAGAGCATACTGCTCACGAAGTAGATTGGAATACAATATGGTGTGTTTGCGAAAAGGATATTTATTCGGCAATTAGCGAATTTGTTGTTACTTAAAAACATTATTGAGCAACACAAAATACATAAAATAGCATTTTTATTACTCATAATGTACCTTAAACTCCCTATATTGCTATTTTTATGATGACTATAATTGTAATATTAGAGCAGACCAAACAACGATTGGAACAATAACTTCAACGATAGGTCATAGTGCTTTAAGGAATTCATATAAATTGATAGAAATGCAATAATTTTTTGTCATTAAGAAATAATATTGAGAAATACATAAAAGGAGAACTTATGGATTTATTGGTAATGAGTAATTATATAATTTGCAAACCATATTCTTTTCCAAAGGAAGGATAATGAAAATGAAATGTAAATATGAACAAAGGGCAAATCTTGGTGAGAAATATATCAAGTGTGGACGTGACGGTTCAATCCGCCATTATCCCTGCCATAGTAATAAATACCATCAGACATTTTGGGAAAAGCTCAAAAGAAAACTTGGCTTTTAATGAGGGCGTTTTATGATAGATGTTAAACCACATAATGAAATCAAATTAAGAGTACCACCCGAACAAAATGGAGATTGTGGCGAAATAGTCATTTTTAATGAAGATTGTTTCGTAACAATGAGTTCTATAAGACAATCTTCTATTGATGTAATTTTGACAAGTCCATTTTATAACACAAATAAAAAAGCAGGTAATAACAGAACACTTGAAAATACAAAAGTTTTAGATGGTCAATACAATTATGTTAGATATGACACCCACATCGACAATATGACGAATGATGAATACTGTAAATTTACAGAAAAATTATTTAATGAATTTGACAAGATATTAAAAGATAATGGTGTGGTTTTATACAACATTAGTTATGGTTCTGAAAATACAGACTGTATGTTTAGGGCAATCAATTCTGTCATTATGAATACACCATTCACCATCGGAGATGTAATTGTGTGGAAGAAGAAAACTGCTTTACCAAATAGTTGCTCACCTAATAAACTTACGAGAATTTGGGAGTTTGTATTTGTTATTTGTAGAAAGATAGAAATTAAATCTTTCAAATGCAATAAGAAAATCACAAGTTATCGTAAGACTGGACAGGCAGCATATGAGAATATCTACAACATAATTGAAGCAAGAAACAATGACGGAAGTTGTCCTTATAACAAGGCGACATATTCAAGTGAATTATGTGAAAAGTTGTTGACATTATATGCTCCTGAAGGTGCAACGGTTTATGACCCATTTTTAGGTAGTGGTACTACTGCTGTTGCTTGTAAGAGATTAAGACTTAATTGTTATGGCTCTGAAATCTCAAAGAATCAATGCAAATGGGCATTTAACAGATTAAAAGAGGTTACATATGATTCGGGTTCGATATAGAGGGCAATTATTAAAACATAATGAGCTTAACGAGATTGCGAATAATTACATATTAACAAAACACGCAAAAGAAATGATTGACAAAAGATGCCCTAACCTAAATATAAAACATTCAATTAAACATCCTATTTTGGCTTATTTTAATACGGATGGTAGCGTGAATATTGCAATAAATGGTTTTGAGTATTTAGTAGTATTACTTGATAGATTCCCGTATAAAATTATCACATTCAAAGAGAAATCACACAATGGTATAAATATTTATTTCAAAAGATATTTAGCTCAAATGGGATATTGCAGAAAATTATTTCAGTAAGAGGTTTTTGAAATAAAATATCAGATGATGACATTAACGACCATTCACAAAATTGGTTGTCTAATGATTACATAAATAGAGTCATTATTACAAACTATGAAACGATGGATTTTAACAATAGAGGAATTTAATACAAAACCTTTAATTTATGCTGAATCTGCTGAAAAAGCAAGACAGGTTTTTAGCTCTGAAAATGTTACAGATATTCAACCATATACAGATATGTCCTATCTTGATACTATTCAAGAGTTGAAAAGCAAATCTGAACTTTTAGCAATACACAAAATTCCTCAAAATAGAATAAAAGAATGGTATAAGTATCAATTACAAGATGGTATGTTGCGATTTAGGCTATATAAAGACAATACCGATGATTTGTATTATGACATTGTTGAATATCAGTTTATGTCAAATGATAGTTTAGTTTATCCTATAACATTTACTTATTCTAATCCTGCCGAAGTTTACGAATTATTTTTTACAGCACCGCTTTCTTGTGAAGTGGTTTCATATAGATTTTACGGTCAGCCAAAATTATCAAGACCAGCAGAATTAAAAGGAGTAAAGCAAAGTTTTTCAGCGGATTGGATTTCAAACAAGTGCAAGTGTCAATGTGTTGTAAAAGGTGATGACCTTTGGATTAAACACAGGGATTTCTTTTCACCCTTACATAGACCATCTGACCCAAGTGACAATGGAACGCCATTGGTATATCGTGCCAAAAAGTATTTTGGCATTGATTTAAGTAGCAAAGAAAAGTTTTGTTATTCAGATTGTTGGGGCGAAATCATATTACGAAATGAGGCGTGGATTGTATTCCGAAATTTTGGTCAGGTAATACGCCGAGATAGACAGTCACCAATTCAAAATATGATTAAAGCATTTTCAAATAGTGATTTTTGTATTAAACACTCAATATCACAATACGATTTGAGCAATGGTGATTGGGAAAGATTTTTTGAAAATGTATGTTGTAATTATAAAGCGCAGGTTGATATACTTGGCGCTTCGTTGAAAAATGAAAGGAGTTGATTATATGTCTTTCTATTACAGCAATGAAATTGTTTTTAGAGGACATCCCTGACAAAGTTTGCGACCAAATAAGTGATGCACTTCTTGATGCTTTTTTGAAACAGGATAAACATAGCAGATGCGGCATTGAAACTGTCGGTGGCAAAGGAAAAATATTCGTAACAGGTGAAGTAACTTCAAGAGCATTAGTCAATGTAACAAACATTGTTAAAGAAGTTCTTCGTGATGTTGGATATGACCCAAATAAATATGAAGTTATTGATAACATCGGTAAACAGTCACCTGATATTGCGCAGGGCGTTGATGATGGAGGTGCTGGAGACCAAGGAATGATGTTCGGGTATGCGTGCAGAGATACAGTGGATTACATTCCTACGGCAATGGCTATCCTTCAAGATTTATCGGCATTCTATGATAGACTTGTCAAAATTGATGACAGATTTCTCCCTGATGGCAAGGCACAGATAACAGGATTCTATGATGAAAATAACAAATTGGAGTATATAAATGATTTTATTATCTCATATCAGAACAAAGAAACAAATCGAGCAGAGACAGATAAAATTCTTACTGACTACTGTGAGACACTTTGTTCAAATTACGGAATTGCAATCAGAGAGTTTCACATCAATCCGACAGGTAAATTCTTAATCGGTGGTTTTGATGGAGATGCAGGTCTAACCGGCAGAAAAATTGTAGTTGACAATTATCAGTCTTTTGCAAATGTCGGAGGTGGTGCATTCTCTGGTAAAGACCCAACAAAAGTTGACCGTTCAGCAGCGTATAAGGCAAGACAGCTTGCAATCGAATGTCTTGATACATCGCCCGATGTCAACTGGTGTGAAATTCAGATTTCTTATGCAATAGGTATGGATAAGCCTCTTGGAATTTATGCAAAGACAGATAAGGGAGTAATTGATATACCGGATTGTTTCTATGATGAATGCACACCAAAAAGGATTATCGAAGATTTGCATTTGATAGATGGAACATTTAAGTTTAATGATACTGCAAAGTTTGGTCACTTCGGTCATTCCGAATTTCCGTGGGAGTCAAGATAATGTCGATATTTGAACAATCTAAAATCCGAGGTTATAAATTCCTCGATAGATGCATCACTTTATCGAACTACATAATTACTTTTTATATTGAAGATATGGTTTCAGCTAAAACAATGCTTGATGAAATCATTGAATATTACAAGAAAGTGACTTATGATTGCGAGATAAAATCTATTGTTGAAGGTGAGCAAATTAAGATTGAGTTTTTCAATGGTAGCATTATCAATTTAATATTAATAACCCAAGAGAATATGATTCCCGAAATTTGTTCACAAGTTATTTTTATGGATTCTCGAATAAGAGAAACATATATTCAAGAAGTTATTAAGCCAAAAATTGACCAATATGTTCTCGGTGAGAGAAATGCAATACTCAATCCGAAACCAATTTATCTTGTTTTTTAAGTTAGGAGGATTAAAAATGGCTAAAGAAAAAAGTAAATTCAGTTTGAAATTAACAGCAATTATTCTTGCTATTATTGTTGCCGTTTCAATGATGTTTATATTCGGTTTCAATGGTGTTAAAAACAAGGCGATTTCTTATGAGGAGCAAATCAGTACGGCACAGTCTGACATTAAGGTTCAGGAAAAGCGCAGAGCAGACCTTATGCCTAATCTTGTTGATTGTGTTAAACAGTATGATAATCACGAATACGAAACCCTAATGGCTGTCGTTGAAGCAAGAGGCACATCGTCTGATAATTCTGTAAACGAGATTCAGACTATGATTAACGCAGTTGCAGAGGCTTATCCAGAATTAAAGAGCAATGAAAACTACAAAGAATTGATGTCGGAACTTACAACGACGGAGAATTTGATTGCAAATTATCGAAGTAATTTTAATAAGTTTGTTAAATCTTATAATCAGTATGTAAGGCAATTTCCGAATAGTAATATTCTTGATATACTTGGCTATGAGGTAATTGAATATTCATACTTAAATTATGATGTATCGGAAGATGCACCAACAAATCTTTTCGGAGATTAACCTATGGATAAGAGGTTAGTAACCAAGCGTGAAGTCCTCTTTAGTATTGTCATTATTTCTGTTATGCTTGTATTTGGTTTTATGATTTCATCAGGAATAAGTAATTCTTTAATGAATGATTATCAGGAATACAATACAGCATTGCAGATAGACAATAACAAAGATGTGTTTCAACACGGTATGAGAACAAATATAGGTAATGCTTTCGTATATGGTAAACTTAAAGCTATTGATACAGTTTCTTATAATGAAATTGAGGGAGACTTTTCCTACATAAAGAAAGTCAAAGAGAAATATACAAGACACACAAGAACGGTAACAAAAACGAGAACCAACTCAAAAGGCAAAACCGAAACATATACGGAAACAGAAGAATATTATACTTGGGATTATGTTAGTCAAGAATCAAAAAGTTCTACAAAGATTGATTTTATTGGTGTTGAGTTTCCTTATGATACAATTCATTTACCAAGTGAAAGAGAAATAAAAACGATATATGTAGATGGTGATTGGTGGCATTCATCAGGAGATATAAGATATGTGTATTATGCTGCTCCGGCCGAATGTAAAGGAACACTACACGCTGTACTTAAAGATAATACAATTTCTAATGTTCACTTTTATTATGATAAGAATATTGAAGATACAATCGAAAACCTTGAGTCCGAATGGCAGATAATAGTTTTCTGGATTTTTTGGATATTACTTATAGGTGGATTGGTAGTAGGTTTTTATGTCATTGATAATAAGTGGCTTGAAGATAAAAAGAAATAATTAAAGGAGATTAAGAAATGAATATGTTCAATGGTATGTTTGGTAAAGTAGCCAACGGAATGTGCAGACTTTCAATGAATGGTGAGGTTGCCGTAAAGACAAGCGATGGTTATAAGACTTATAATATCAAGAAAAATAGACTTACAAATTGCAATAACTTCGTTTTCAATCTTGGTGAGGAATTTTTCTTTGTAATTCCTACTAATAAAGTTGAAGCTGGCGACATTATTCTTGTATCAGGCAAGCCAAAGTGTGTTATTGCAGTAAATAATGATACAATTAAGGTCATTGATTATGAGGATTCAACTGTTAAGGACATTCTTCCAGAACGCCACGTTTTTATGGGTAATACATATTTTTACGGCAAGATTGTTTCAATGTTCGGAAATGACTTGATGAAGGGTAAAAAAGGTATGGACAAAATGATGTCCTATATGATGATGTCTGAAATGATGAAGGGCAGCAATGGCGGAACAATGGGTGATAATGGTATGGCTTCAATGCTTCCATTTATGTTGCTTGGTGGCGGAAATAGGTTTACCGATATATTTGATGGTATGTTCGATTCCGATAACAATGATGAAGAAGTAACAGAAGATAAGGAGGCAGAATAATGGGTTGCGGAACTTGGACTACAAGTGATTATACAATTTACTCAAAATCTGTTGGTAGAACTGTTCTTGATGACGGTAATTTAGATAAGAGTTATTCTGCACAGGATTTATTTAAGTCAAGATGTATTCAACCTGAATTAGACCCTTATAATGTAGTTCGTCAGTGTTGTGATTCAGACGAACATCCTAATACAATCCCGGTTATTCTTGCTCTTGATGTTACGGGTAGTATGGGTAGTGCTGCCGCAGAAGTCGCAAAGAAACTCAATGAGGTTATGACAAGACTCTATGGGGAAGTAACTGACGTGGAATTCCTTGTTATGGGTATTGGCGATTTGGCTTATGATAATGCACCTATTCAGGCTTCACAGTTTGAATCAGATGTTCGTATTGCCGAGCAGCTTGATAAAATTTATTTTGAAAGAGGTGGTGGCGGTAATTCATTTGAGTCATATACTGCTGCGTGGTATTTTGGATTAAAACACACCGACCTCGATTGCTGGAAGCGTGGTAAGAAAGGCATTATCATTACAATGGGAGATGAATCATTAAATCCTTATCTTCCTGCAAATAGATTAAGTGCCATAACCGGAGATTCATTGCAGACTGATGTTGAAACAGAAACACTTTATAAGGCGGCAAGTGAAAAATTTGATATTTACCACTTGGCTATTGATGATACTGCTACAAGTTATTCTTGGCATAAAGATGGTATTAACAATACTTATAGCAAGTATCTTGATAACAAACATTTCCTTACTGTTGGATTGAATAATATTGCAAGCACTATTGTTAATATTATAACCAATGCAAAAGATGAGGAAGTTGCAAATACAAATACTGAAATTTCTTGGTGATAAATAATGAGTAAAGTTAAGGTCAAAGTAGTAATAGGTAGTAATTATGGAGATGAAGGAAAAGGATTGGCAACACATTTTTTCTCTCAATCCGAGAAAAATAAGTGCTTAAATGTTTTATTTAATGGAGGATGTCAACGAGGTCATACTGTCGAACTTAAAGATGGCACAAGGCATATTTTCCATCATTTTGGAAGTGGCACATTTGATAATGCTCATACATACTTTGACCAAAACTTTATGGTTAATCCTGCAATCTTCATTCAAGAATATAATGAGCTTAAAAAATATGGCATCAAACCTATATGTATGATTTCTCCTAAATGTAGAGTAAACACTATGTATGATATGTTTATCAATCAAATTGTTGAAATACATAGAGAGAATAAAAGACACGGTTCTTGTGGTTATGGTATTTGGGAAACACAAAAAAGGTATGATGATGGTGTTTTTGCATTAGATTATAACCAACTATCTCATATGAACGATAAAGATGTTGTAGATTATCTACATAATATAGCAAATGTTTATTTACCTAAAAAATTATTTGAATACGGAATAACAGAAATTCCACAAGAGTATCAAGAGTTGATAAAGTCTAAAGGGTTAATTGAACATTTCGTTAGTGATTTAAGAGAAATGCAATATATAACTTTTATGTGTGATTTCGATAGAATCCGAAATAAGTATAATACCATTATATTTGAGGGTGCGCAAGGTCTTGAACTTGATGAGAATAATTTAAAAGCATTGCCATACATCACAGCAAGTAATACTACTTCTTATACACCCATTCAAAGAGTTAATGATTTTGATTGTGATGTTGAAATTTGTTATATTACAAGGTCTTATTTTACCAGACACGGAGCAGGAACATTGCCAACAGAATGTGATAAGTCGGATATAAATGAAGATATAACTGACCTTACAAACTGTTATAACGATTACCAGCAAACAATAAGGTATGGAATGTTTGATTATGATGAGTTTATCAATAGAGTGAAAACTGATATACAAAGAGCAAGAGAAAAAATCAGCGGAACAAAAACTTCTGTTATGATTACTCATTTGAATTATACGGATAATGAAATTGCAGGTAATTGTAAAATTCAAGATTTGTTAAAACATTTCGATAATATATATTTATCTAATACAAAATTTTCAGAAGATATAAAGAGAACCAACAAAGGAAGTACAATACATTGATTAAAATTAACACCCCCCTGCCAAATCTTATATGTGGAGAGTGTTTAACAGAATTAAGCAAAATACCAAACGAGAGCATTGATTTAATTGTAACAGACCCACCTTATAAAATTACTTCTCGTGGGAACGCCGGAAATTCAGGTGGTATGTTACAAAAGAAAATCAATATGCGAGGTCAAGTATTTAAGCATAATAACATTGATTGTTCAGAATATGCATCGGAGTTTTATAGAATATTAAAAGATGGCAGTCATTGTTATGTAATGACCAATCATATCAATCTTATTCATATGTTGAACACTTTTACTGATTTAAGGACAGAGGAAGAAAAAGATAATGGCGTTAAGCCCTATGGTTTCCATTTTATTAAGTCTTTGATATGGGATAAAGGAAACAAAATAATGGGTCAATTCTATATGTCACAGTTTGAATACATATTATTTTTCCGCAAAGGTCGTGGCGTAAGAATTAACCATTGTGGAACAAGCGATATTTTATCTATACCAAACATCAAATTAAAAGGTATTGACGGAAAGAATTTACACGATACTGAAAAGCCTGTTAAGTTGATGAAAATATTGATTGACAATTCTTCTCAACAAAACGGTATAGTATTAGACCCATTTATGGGTATAGGTAGTACAGGCATTGCTTGTAAAGAGCTTGACCGACAATTCATAGGTATAGAAATAGACCAACAATACTACAATATTGCACAGGAACGAATTAAAGGATAAAATGACTGAAATAAAGTTACCTTATACACATCTTCTTTATGTTAGAAAATATTCTATCATTACCAATGATTATGAACTTTTTATCGTTGGTGTGAATACTAAAGATATTTTCCATACTATGGGAGAATATTTGTATCGAAGCGAAACACAAGTCAAGAGAATAGACAAAGTAGAATGCACACAAGAAAAACTTGACTTTTGGGCAAAAGAAGGATATGAGATTTATGAATTTAAGGACAAGTACATTGTTAAAAATAAAAGGAAAGAAGAAAATGCAGATTACCATTGATAGTGCAAATATAAAAATTGAAAATGGAAAGGTTACTATTGACCTTAATCCAGAGCAACTTGCAGCATTAACTTGTTCTAATAAAGTTGAATTATCAACACTAAAATCAGGAGATGAATTTAAGCTCGGAGATGAAGTATTCATTGTAATGGAACATACTGATAAAGGAACAAGAGTTATTTCAAAAGAGTTTGCTTATAAAGAAGTAAAATTCGGCGATAATTCAAATTGGAATACATCTCCTATTCGTAGAATGCTCAATAATGAGTATTTCGAGAAGATTGCAGCTATCATCGGCGGAGAAAACAATATTATCTCTATGGATAGAGACCTCACTTCTCTCGATGGTTTGGATGATTACGGAACTTGCACCGATAAGGTAAGTCTTTTAACCGCTATGGAATATGCAAAGTATCATAAGATTCTTGGCTTGAAATCCAACTATCCTGATTGGTGGTGGCTTATTACTCCTGCATCCACTCCGAGTAATAACTACGCTCGTCGCGTTTGCTATGTCGGTTCCAGCGGCATTCTTGACCAGAATGGCTGTGACTGTGCCTTTGGTGTGCGCCCGTTTTTAAATCTTGAATCTTCTATCTCGGTTCTTTTGAATAAGGATTAACGACTATCTATCCATTCACGGAATTGTGACAATACGATTGTTTCAAGACGAGAAGTTTGAAAAGCATTTTTTCTTGACAAGAGCATTTCAAAACGCTTAAATCGCTGATTTGCTAAATCAATAGGAAGTCTGGAAAGACTACTCATTTCTTCCGCAGATTTAACACCTAATTCTTTAAAAATAATCATAGGCGCAAGAATTCTAATGGCAAGGTATCTTGGAAATTCAGGATTCGCCATTCCAAAGATTTTCAAGATACATTCGGCAACGGAAAGAGTATTATCATATAAAGATTTAGAATTGTCAATTAAGTGTTGTAAATCATAAAGAGTAGCAATAGCATTTATATCAACTGGCAACCGTGAAATATTTGCATCAATGAGTAAATCCCACGCTAAATTTCGTATATGTTTATATTCTTGTTCTGTCATAAAAACACCTCATAGAGATTGTTCCCTATGAGGTGTAAAATATAACGAATATATTATATTGTTAATAACTACCTTTTTGTTTATAAAGTTTAACAATATCATTTTCCCATGCAGTTTTGCGATGGTATTGTTTCCATTTTAAGTATTTTTTATAACGATAAAGAGAGGCTTCTGCTGATAATCCAAAAACATTTTGAACATCTAAAGGCGATTGAACGCTTAGATATTCATAAAGAGGAAACGGAGATAATATTGTTGCGGCAAAATAATCAGCTTCATTTTCAAATTCAGAATTTTCTGTGCACATAAAACTATTCTCCGATAATTTTGAATAAGCAGATGCAGAGTGGTGTTTGCAAAGAATATGCCCTATTTCGTGACTACAAGTCCATAATTGCCGACCAAAATTGTTATTGCCTTGTGTTGACTGATTGCAAAGAATTAAATATCTATCCTGTGAAATATCATAATGAGTGCAACCAGACCCGCTTTCGCACATTTGGATAACATCATTTATTGAACAATTATTTATTTTAGCGAATTTCTGATATGACATATATCTACAATTCGGAATGAGTTTAATTACTTCTTGAATATCTAAAGGAAATGTGATTTGTGGCAACATAGAATATATTTTCAACACCAAATTGTTTATATAAATATATCTAATCATTAGGTGTTATTATCCTCCTCAAAGGCGTAATCGAAACCAACTTTAAGCATTCGCATCATTCGTTCTCTATCTTGTTGAGACATTTTTTGTCTTGCTCTTTGAAAAGATATAATATCATCATCTCCGAGTAATTTAGAAGCAGAACCTTTTATATCTGTTCTACCGAGTAAATAATCGACTGACACATCGAAGTATGTGGCAACCTTGATTATTTTATCAACGGATGGAGAATAAGTTGATTTCCATTTTTGAATTGAAGATAATCCTACTCCTAAATCACTTTCAAGTTTGTTGACAGAAATACCTTTTTCAATACATAATTCTTTGATTCTCTGATATAATACAGTTTCCATAACTTTCTCCTTATTTGGTAGTGATTTCTTGAAATTGTGTTGACATCAAGAAAATAATCTGATATAATGAGTCATAGTTCAAGAAAATACAACTAAATTTAATTGTATTATACGCTGAATTTTCTTAATTGTCAAGATGATATGGAGGATTAAATAATGTATTACGCAACATATAAAGGAATAGGAATGAGTGACATTACTGCATTTGAGTCGGAGCAGGAAAGAAATGATTGGGTTGAATTTAAGGACGATTTTAGTTTACTCTGCGGAGTGACAAAAGAAAATTCAACTTTTGAAAGACAAATACTCACGAACAAAAGAGAAATTGAAAGAGTAGTTAATAACAAAAAAATTAAGAAAATTATAGATACATATAACCCGAAACAATGGTGGTTTTTAAGGAGTATAATATAATGGCAATTAAAGGTGCAATCATAGGAGATATTATAGGTTCTCAATATGAGTTTCGTAAGCCTATGGAATTTGACAATAAAACGGCGATTTTATTATCAGAAAACTGCAAATTTACAGATGATACGGTGTTATCATTGGCAACTAAATATGCTATTAAACACAATATAAGTTTTGCCGAAGCCTATAAGTTTTTCGGATTGAAATACATAGATGCCGGATATGGTGGTTCATTTCGTGAATGGCTTAATAGTGATACCAATGAACCTTATGGTAGTTATGGCAACGGTTCTGCTATGAGGGTATCTTTTGTTGCAGATTATTATGATAGTATGCAAGATGTTGTTGAGAATGCAAGCAAAACAGCAGAATGTACTCATAATCATCCTGAAGGAATAAAGGGTGCTGTTGTAGTAGCAATGTGTATTTGGATGGCAAAACACGGAATTTCAAAAGAAGATATTTTGAATTATGCTATTGGTCAATATCCAAAAGATAAATACGCATATAGTCCTGAACTCACTCTTGATGAAATTCGAGAAATATATCATTGGAATGATAATTGCCAAGGTAGTGTACCTGCTGCAATTAGATGTGTATATGAAGCAAATACTTATACAGAATTTATAAGAAATGTGTTGAGCTTGAAATGTGATGCAGATACATTATGTGCAATAGGTGGTGGAATTGCAGAAGAACTATTTGATAATAGAAAAGATGAAATTCTTCAATCAGCCGACCAAATATTAGGAAGGTATCTTGATGACTATTTAATGAAAGTTTTTTCTGAAAATTAGAAATAATATTGAGAAACTACTTGACAAATAGGTAAATCGGTGCTATAATATTCAATGTTAAGAAACGAGGGAATAAATTGTGAGTATGATTGATATTAAAAAGATAATCCAAAACACAGAGTATGATTTTTTACGAACCAATGAAAATCTTGGTAGTAATATTTTTCTACTCGGATTTGGTGGCAGTTATGCTTATGGTACAAACAATGAAAACTCTGACATTGATATTAGAGGTATAGCCACAAATAGTAAAAGAAATATTCTTACAGGTAATGATTTTGAACAAGTTGTTGATATTGATACCGATACAACTGTATATTCATTCGATAAGATTATCAAATTGTTATGTTCTTGTAACCCGAATACAGTAGAAATGTTAGGATTAAAACCCGAACATTATTTCTATCTTACAAATATTGGTAGAGAACTCATAGAAAATAAATCATTATTCTTGTCAAAAAGAGCAATCCATTCATTTGGCGGATATGCAAACGCCCAGCTGCGAAGGTTGGAAAATAAATCTGTTCGTTTGGTTAGTCAAAGTCAGCAGGAGCAACATATTTTGAAAAGTATCGAACACGCTTCTGCTGATTTCAGAGAAAGATATTTTGATATGCCGGAAGATGCAATTACTCTGTATGTTGATAAATCGGAGCAGGAAGGTTATGATACGGAAATTTTCTGCGATGTTACATTAAAGCATTATCCTCTCCGAGATTATAAAGGAATGTTTTCCGATATGGGTACAATTATAAAGTCTTACTCAAAAATCGGTAAGAGAAATGAAAAGGCTATCGGGCATAATAAGTTGGGTAAACATATGATGCATCTTGTTCGTCTTTACCTTATGGCATTTGATATTCTTGAAAAAGGCGAAATCAATACTTATCGAGATAAAGAACACGATTTCCTTATGAAAATAAGAAATGGTGGTTATCTCGATGAAAATAGACAGCCAACAAAGGAATTCTATGAAATTGTTGATGAGTATGAAAACAGGCTTGATAGACTCAAGGCAACAACGGATTTGCCTGAAACAGTAGATATGAACAAGGTTATGGATTTTGTAGCCAAAGTAAATGAGATGGTCGTTTCAGGAGGTAATATATGACAAGGGAAGAAGTGCTGAATTCTATTCAGTTGAAAAAGAGATTCTGTAAAGATTGTAATATACCGATTGCCGTGTTTGATAATCCGTATTTTTGTGAAAGACTTATAACACTTGATACAATTTTTAATTGTGTTGAACAGTTTAATCTGTTTTGTGTAGAAATGCAGCAGTTCAATAATGAGCAGGATTATTTTGAATACTATAATTTAGTAAAAGATAAAATGATTTCGGATATTAAAGGAAATCATACATATCAATCTTTCAATATAGATTTAAGTGGTAAATCTGAAACTGCCCTTAATATAGAAAGAGCAAAAGTCGGAAAGAAAAACCTTTATGTTGAAAATAATGACGGAAAGGCATTTATATCTATTGATATGAAAAAAGCAAACTTTTCATCAATGAACTTCTATTCGAGAGATATTTTCGATTGCGACACCTGGGAAGATTATGTTGGAAAATTTACGAATAGTTTACATATTCAAAATAGTAAATATATCAGACAGGTTGTATTAGGTGCTTGTAATCCTAAAAGACAAATTCAGTATGAGCATTCATTGATGTTAAAACTCTATCTACATATCAAAGACACACTTAATGACAATGGTTTCACGGCTTACAGTATTGGCGAAGATGAAATACTTATAGAAGTAGGTCAGTTCCACCATCCGCTTAATAAGTTAAAAGAGGTTATTGATTCTTGTCCTTTAGGTATTGGTAATCTTGTAAGAGTTGAAATGTTTGATTTACAGAAAGCAGGAGATTATGGGTGGTTAAAAGTTATTTATGATGATAACCAGACCGTTAAATTCAAGTGTATTGATTCAGAGATATTTCATCAAATAGTTAAACACTATTACAATATACCAATTACAGAAAATGACCTTGTATTTAGACATAATGGCAGACTTGCACGATTTTTAGAGGAGGTCAAAAATCCGTGGTAGATATAAAAATGCCTATGCCGGTTGAATTTGCATTAAACAGATTGCATTCAAATGGTTATGAAGCTTATATCGTTGGTGGATGTGTACGTGATAGTATTATAGGAATTCAACCTCACGACTGGGATATTTGCACATCTGCTTTGCCAGAGCAAGTCCAAGAAATATTCAAAGACTTAAAAGTAATTCCCACTGGTTTACAGCACGGAACAGTAACCGTTGTTTTTGAAGATGGCGATTGCAAGCAATGTCTTGAAATCACTACTTACAGAATTGACGGAGAATATAAAGATAACCGACACCCTGAAAATGTTAAGTTTGTATCTGACCTATCACTTGATTTAATGCGCAGAGATTTTACAATCAATGCTATGGCTTATAATGATAAAGAAGGCATCATTGATATGTTTGGCGGAGTTGAAGATATTGAAATGGGCTGTTTGAGATGTGTAGGAAATCCAGATGATAGATTTCAAGAAGATGCGCTCCGCATTATGAGAGCTATTCGCTTTGCAATTAGATATGATTTGCAAATTGATGATGAGATTATTAAATCAATTCAGAAAAACAAGATACTTTTGAAGAATGTATCTGTTGAAAGAATTTGTGCTGAATTGACAAAGATACTTGAATCAAATATCGGCAATGACGGTTCAAAGAAAAACAGGATTGAACTGATTGGTTATCTTATTGATTTTTTACAGGTAGTTCTTGATTACAAGATTGATTTTGATGAGCAAGAGGTTTACAACAGATTGGCTTTTGTTGAGCCAAATGTTCCATTAAGACTCGCAATCTTGTTTGATACTACTAATATTATGAATATCCTTAAAGATTTAAGGTTTTCAAACGATGTTGTATTTGCAGCACACGCTATCCGTGAATATGGTCATAAAATTCTTGACGAGAAAGATAAGCGGAGTAGCAAATCAAGCATTGCGGCAGCAGTCAATAATCTGCATATAGGAGATAGAGAAGATAATGTTGAAGATGATAGCTCATTGCGTTACTATGCGAGACGGTCATTAAAAAACATTCATTCTTGCTCATTTGAATCCATAATATCGTTTGCAAAGGCTTATGTCAATGATGAATATATGTTTGTTGCATTAAACATTCTTCAAAGGCAAATGCAATTTTGTAAAGAGAATGACGTATATTGCCTTCAGTATCTTGCCGTAAATGGCAATGATATTATGCAAGCCGGATTTGAGGGTAAGGATATAGGAGATATATTAAATAAACTTCTCGATATGGTTATGCGAGAAGATGTCCGAAATAACAGAGAAGAATTGTTGGCTGCCGTATCAAAATTTAGATAAGGCGAGATAAATAATGAACTATAAATGTCAACAATGTGGTTGCGAAAAAGTTTATGCCAAACCAAGCGGCAGACGAATGGGTGTATATTGTTCAGATTGTAATAGTTGGATTTGTTGGACTACATATTCAAAGATGACAGAGCTTTATAAACAGATTGAAGAACAAGATTTGAATGATAAAGTCGCAATCAGAAAGATATTCAAACGCAGTGGAGTTACAAGAATGAACTGCTCCAAATGCGGATGTTTGCTATATAATTCGTGTTATTCAAGACCCGAAGGTCAATTCGATTTAGTTAATGCTAAATTCTGTCCGAATTGTGGCAGAGAATTGATTTAATTTTTTTAACGATTAGAAACCGTATTGAGCAACACGAAACAAATAACACATAAAGAGGTAAAAGAATGTATAAGAATCCATTTAATTATACGGGTGCAAAATTCAAGTTGCTCCCACAAATATTGCCTCTTTTCCCGGACAAAATTAACACATTTGTTGACTTGTTCGGGGGAGTGGAGAATTAACATTCAATACACAAGCAGAGCATTACATATATAATGAGAAATCAAAACAACTGGTTAATATTTTCAATAATCTTGATGATGATTTCATAATAGATGTTGAAAAGGTTATTCAACAATATGGTTTATCTAAAGAGAATAAACAAGGATTTCTTGATTTGAGAACATATTATAATACAAATCTTGGAACAATGTCTGATAGAGAAAATGCCATAATTTTGTATTGTTTATTGACTCACGCTTTTAATTACCAAATAGCATTTAATTCAAAAGGTGAGTATAATATGCCATCTGGTAAAGGCAGGAGTTATTTTAGTCCACAACTTAAAGAAAAGCTGACTGCTTATATAGATAAGAATAAACAAAATGATATAAGGTTTTTATCATATGATTTTGTTGATATAAATATTCCGTCTTTAGTTTCTTCTGATGATGCTTTTATATATGTTGACCCACCATATTACATAACAGTTGGTGCATATGAAAGAGATTATTTTTGTAAGTGGTCGGAAGAATACGAGAACAAACTACTTGCACTTCTTGATGATTTATCTACAAAGGGTTATAAATGGGCATTTTCAAATGTTTTTGAACATAAAGGTAAATCTAATGATTTATTAAAAAGTTGGGCAAGTAAATATACAATTCATTATCTCAATATGGACTATAAGAATTGTAATTATCATACAAAAGATAAGTCTGCAAATAGTAGTGTTGAGGTTTTAATTACTAACTATTAGAAACAGTATTGAGTAATAGAGGTTAAGTTATGAGCCATTTATGCTTGTGGATTTCAAGCAACAAGGTATTTCATTGAAACATACGAAGAAACAGATAATTAAATTAGGAGAATATATATGGAAAAATTTTATATCGTATCGAATGACAGTGTTCTTGGCGAAAAATATCTTGAATATTTAGAAGCTGTTAATAAGATTACTGACTTATTTCGAGATTTTGCGGTAAGAAATAATATTCATACCAACTCATTCCATCCAACTGTTACAAGGTTATGGATTGACCCTGATGCCGAGGACATTAAAAACTTTTCAACAGGTTTTATGGCTGATACTGCTGGCAAGTTCAAATTAAAAAATCCTCTCAATAAAGAATGGGTTTCATTATGTAAAGAAAACGGTCTTACAGAAAATGCCCGCAAACCTTATGTTCCATTCTATTTTACATTTGGTTGCTTTAAGTGTGGGTGGAGATTATTTGATGTTGATAATGTTATTTATTGCACCTTTTCATCTGAAGGTGATTTCAATGCTCCGGAAGGTTTAAAGGAAATAAAAGCAAGTGAGTTTTATTCCATTATGGAATCTAAAAAACTTATTATAAATTGATTAAATAATTCTTTTATTAGTAAAGAATAGAGAATGGTCTATATTGATTAGCATTTTAATACTAACAAAAAATAGGGAGTTAAAACATCAGAATGGGCGATAAAAAATCTACTTCATTTGAAAATAAATATACAGTTGAAGATTTACGAATAATGCAATCGTGGTCATTGCAAAGAAAAATACAGGTCACACAAACACGAATAATCGAATGGTATCAGAAAAACAATGGAAAAGTTTATGTTTCTTTTAGTGGCGGAAAAGATTCTACCGTACTTCTTGATTTAGCAAGAAGAATTTATCCTGATATTCCTGCCGTTTTTATTGATACTGGGCTTGAATATCCAGAATTAAGAGAGTTTGTTAAATCAATATCAAATGTAGTTTGGTTAAAGCCAGATATGAATTTTCGTAAAGTAATTGAAACATATGGCTATCCAATCATTAGCAAGAATGTTAGCAGGGCAATACACGATGTCAAAAAATTAGGAAATAATTGTTGGTCTGCAAGAGCTTTTGATGGTAGAGAAACTGGTTTATACAATTATACCAAATATAAATACTTACTTGATTCTCCGTTCAAAATTAGCAATCAGTGTTGTGAAGTTATGAAAAAGAAACCATTAAAAAAAATATGAAAAACAGTCTGGAAACAAACCAATTATCGGAACAATGGCTTGTGAGAGTCAAGCAAGAAAAATCGCTTGGTTACATAATGGTTGCAACTCTTTTAGTGGTAAAAATCAGAAATCACAACCTATGAGTTTTTGGACTGAACAGGATGTATTAGAATACATATCGCTCACTGGAATATCATATACGCAAGTTTATGGTGAAATTATTAAAGATAAAGATGGTAAATATCACACTACTAAATGCAATAGAACGGGATGTATATTTTGCGGTTTTGGATGCCATCTTGAAAAAGAACCAAATAGATTTCAAAGATTAAAAGAGACACATCCAAAGCTATGGGAATATTGTATGAGAGATTGGAATAGCGGAGGACTTGGAATGAAAAGTGTTCTTGAATATATAGGAGTAAAAATTGAGTAAAACTATTTTAATTGATATAGATGATACCATTGAAAACCTTTGTGAAACCTGGGTTTCCTGGCTTAATAAACAATATGGTACTTCTGTTAAATATGATGAGATAACGGAATGGGATATAAGTAAATTCTTCCCATTATTAACCAAAGAACAGGTTTATGAACCATTACATAATCCATCATTATGGAGTTATGTTGAACCAAAGCCTGGAGCAGTTGAATATGTAAAGAAACTAATTGATGAAGGTTACAATGTTTATCTTTGCACAACAACTGATTATAGAAATGTTAAACCAAAGTTTGAGAGTGTTATTCAGAAACATTTTCCTTATATAAAGTGGAGTCAGGTTATTATTGCAAGTCAAAAACAAATGATAAACGCAGATGTTCTTATTGATGATGGAATACATAACCTTGAAAACGGTAATTATATCAAAATTCTTGTATCTGCTTCTCATAACAAAAACTATGATGCTGCAAGCAATGGTATGCACAGAGCCGACACTTGGGAAGAAATATATTCACTTATTCATTCATTGATAGGAGAACCATATGAGAGTTGATATTTTTAATACATCAAATCAGTATAACTTAATTCTTGCTGACCCACCCTGGAAACAGGCTAAAGGCGGCAAGAAGAAAGTTAGACCGGTCAGCAGTGGAACTGCACTTGACTACCCTGTATGTTCTCTTGATGAAATCAAAAGACATTTGGCACAAGCTACAAGTTTATGCAAGGGGGATAGCGTTCTTTTCTTATGGACTATTGATAAGTATTTATTTGAGGCACAACAGATTGCAGAATCATTAGGTTATAAGTTACACGCAAGAATGATATGGAATAAGGTCACAGGTATTCCAGCAGCATTTACAGTTAGATATGGTCACGAATATTTATTGTATATGTATAAAGGCAAACTTATCCCTGTGGCTACCGAAGAAAGAGGTAAGATACATACCGTTTTTACGGAAAAAGTTCAGAAACATAGTAAAAAGCCGGAAATTTCTTATGAAATTATCAATCGCCTTTATCCTAATTTAAAAAAGTTAGAGATGTATGCAAGAGAAGAAAGAGATAATTTCGATGTCTGGGGTAATGAAGTACCCGTACAAAACTAATCTAAACGGAGGAACTTGTAATGTTTAAATGTAAAAATTGTGGAACTGAAATGGAGAGAGTTTATTCTTTTGAAAATGAGAATGAAAGTTATCAGCAGATGAAGTGTCCTAACTGTGGCGGTGCTACAAAAAAGAGACCTATCGTGTATGACGATAACGGCAATCTCGTAACCAATTTCAAGAAGAACAATAAAAAGAAAAAGCAGAGAAAGGCTAAAGAAGAATGATTATCAATGATAAGAGAGCATTAGCCTATATCGTAACCATTGATGAAATTAGACCTATTCCGAATTACGATAGGGTTGAACACGCTCGTACAAATGGATGGTGGTGTGTAACTCGTCTTAATGAATTAAAAGTTGGAGACAAAGCGGTTTATTTTGAAGTCGATAGCAAAGTGCCGGCAGATGATGAGAGATTTAGTTTCCTTGAGGCTAAACACTACAAGATTAAAACTCAAAAAATGTGTGGAGTTTTTTCACAAGGTTTGCTAATGCCAGTTACATTATTTCCTGAATTAGCGGATATGGAAGTCGGAACAGATGTTACTGATATTCTTAAAGTTACATATTCTGTCATTGAAGATAATACAAGAAAATCCAAAAATGGAGACCCTGATGCAAAATATAAGTCTATGGCACAGCGACATCAAAAGATTTTTAAGAAACCTATTGTGCGAAAGATTATGAAACACAAGCTCGGCAGAAAGATTATGTTCCTTTTCTTTGGAAAAAAGAAAGATAAACCATTATCATTTCCGACACATTTCCCATTTGTTCATAAGACAGATGAAGAAAGGTGTTTAATTGGCGATACAAAAGTCCAAACAAACAATGGTGTTTTAAAAATTGCCGACATAGTAAATAAAGAGTTGCCTGTTGAGGTTTTATCTTATAATGAGAAAACAAAAACAGTTGAATATAAACCGATTATTTCTTATCAAAAATTTGCGAAGAAAGAAGATGAAGATTTAATCGAAATAAAATATCCTTACAGATTTGGAAATCAAAAAACAAATACTATTCGTTGCACCCCAGACCATAAATTTTATAATGGTTCAACTTATGTACGAGCTGATGAAATTCATCAAGGTGATAAAATTTTTATTCACCATCATTGTTATGATGACTATGTTATTCAAGTTGTTTTTGGAATGCTACTTGGAGATTCTTCAATTTATTATGATAAGAGAAGTGGTAGTAATAATATCCGCATCCAAACCTCACAAGGCGAAAAACAATTAGATTACTTAAAAATGAAGCAATCGTTGTTTGGAGAACAATTCTTTAAGATTTCCAAATGTAAAAGCGGATATTGTGACAATGTGGTTTATAAAGGGTGTCTATCGGCTGATTACAATATTTCTAAAGCTGTATTAGAAAATTGTTTTATTAACAATAAGAAAACAATTACACCTACAATGTTAAAATATATTACGCCACTTTCTCTCGCAATTTGGTATATGGATGATGGCAACCTTAAACATAAATATGATAGTTGTAGTCCATCAATTATTATTTCTACTTGTGGTTTTTCAAAAAATGAAAATGAATTGCTAATTGATATGTTGAGAAATAATTTTGGAATTGAGTGCAACTTGCGTAGAGAGAAAAATAAATATTGGAGCATTTATATTACAACTGAAGGAACAAAGAAGTTCCTAAAACTCATTACTCAATATATCCCACCGTGTATGAGGTATAAAACATTACAAGAATATGAGAATGATTATTTTTCTATCCAAGATTTAAGATATAAAAAGCAGGAACGATTGATGCCCATACCAGTAATATCAATTAAAAAATATAAGGGTATTAGACGATATAAAACTGTTTTTGATATTGAAGTTAAAGATAATCATAATTTCTTTGCGAACAATATATTAACTCATAATTGTGAGAATATGCCGTGGGTTCTTGGATATGAAAGACCGTTAATCGTGACTGAAAAACTTGATGGTTGTCTTGATAGAGATGTTAGCGTTGTTACAGATGCTGGTTCGTTTAAGATTTCAGAAATTGTAAACAAAAAACTTCCTGTGAATGTTCTCACTTATAATTCTAATTTGAATATTTGCGAATACAAACCGATTGTAGATTATCACAAATGGGAAAGAGTATCGGATATGTATGACATAGTAGTATCTCAACAAGGTTATAAGTGTGAAAACAAACCGAAACATATTCGCTGTACAAGTGAACACAGCTTTTATGTTGGTAACAATCAATACATAAAAGCTAAAGACTTAAAAAATACTGATATAATTTATCATAGATATGAAATTATTGATACATTAGTAAAAGAAATCTTATTGGGAATTTTGCTTGGAGATGCCTCATTATCTTCTAAATACGGAGTAATAAATGGTGGCGTTGATTTTAGTCATTCTATTAAACAGAAAGATTATTTTAATGAGATAAAAAGATTGTTGGGTCAAAATATTTCAATAGATACAACAAAATCGGGATATAATTCTGAAATGTTAAGAGGTCATTTTTATACTAATTCAGAATTTAAGGAGTTGTCAAATAAAATATGTGTAAGAAATCACAAAAAATATGTAACACAAGAATGGGCAAATGAATTAACTCCCATATCTCTTGCATTTTGGTATATGGACGATGGAACTATCTCAAATGCTGATTCAAAGTTGTCAAGACCTACAATTAGTATTGCTACAAATGGTTTTAGTTATGAGGAATGCGAAAACTTAAAAAGAGCATTATCAACAAAGTTTAATATTGAATCAGACATAAAAATGGGAGAATCATATAAAGGGAATACACTCTATATGAATACAATGAATACGGCTAAATTTGCTTCCTTGATTGCTCCATATATTTGCGATGGTATGAAGTACAAGTTGCCAAAATCAATGAGAAATATTAAGTATTGTCTCGGAGATTATATAGCGAGCAATGGTAGCTCAATTACTCCCACGAAAATTATTTCTGTAAGAAAAATTGACAATTATAACCGCAAATATGTTTTTGATTTAACAGTCAAAGATAACCATAACTATTTTGCAAACGGTATTTTAACACACAATACCTCATCTACATATATTCTTGAAAGAAAAGGCAAGAAAAAATTCGAGTTTTATGTTCTATCAAGAAATGTTCGTCAAAAGACACCTGACCAAAAGTGCTACCACGATAAGAATATTTACTGGGATATGGCTATTAAAAACAATATTGAGCAACGCCTAAAAGAATATCTTATTGCAAATCCAGACTTGAAATATGTCTGCATACAAGGGGAGTCTGTTGGTAGTGTTCAAGGAAATCCACTTAAATTAAACGAAGATGAACTCTATGTATTTAACTTCATTCGTTCCGATGTGGGTAGATTATCATCTATTGACGGAAAAGAAATTATTGAGAGTTGGGGTATGAAATTTGTCCCAATATTGGAAACAGAATATTATGTACCAACTGATATGGAAACATTCAAAGAGTATGCAACTGCAAAATCTGTTGTAAATCCGAATGTATTGCGTGAGGGCATTGTGCTTCGTGACCCGACCAATGATTTTAGCTTTAAGAATGTTTCCCGTGAGTATTTATTAAAACACGGAGGTTAAGCAAATGGCAATAACTAATGAGGAAGAAATTATGCTTGAAAAGTTATTCAGAACTGAATTACAGAAACATTTTTTGCGTGGTATCAAAGTCGGTATTCAAACTTGCAGTAAGGTTTGTCTTGAAAAACTTAATGACAATTCCAAGCCGTTAATGAAACGAATTGAAAATATCAAGAAATATTGTGCTGTTGCAACACAACTAGATTTTCTTACTAAAGGTATTGATGATACACCTTCAAAAGAAGATGTACCTGAAATTAAAGAAGTTGTGGTAGAAAAATCGGCACAGCAAAATTCTGATGAAACAAATGTTTCGCAATCCCCCAATAATTGAGGGCTTGAATAACATTATTTGAAAATAAAACTACAATTTTATTTATAAAGATAAGAAAAGGGCAAATATTATGAAATCAATTGTCAACTATAAAAGAATATGTGATAAACCATTCCTGATTATGATGTGTGGCCTGCCCGGAAGTGGCAAAAGTACATTTGCTGAAAATTCCATCACGGTAACTTCGGGTGTAAAGCAGTATAAACCTGTAATCCATTCTTCTGATGGTTTACGCAAAGAGATTTATGGAAATGAATCAACACAAGGAGATGCTAATAAGGTATTTGGAGAATTACATAAACGTATTAAGAACGACCTTATTGCCGGCAAAGATGTTATTTATGATGCGACTTGCATTAAAAAGAAACAGCGTATTCAGTTTCTCAAAGAATTAAAAAATATATCTTGCACTCCTGTCTGTATTTGTATGGCAACAGAATATTCACTTTGTCTATATAACAATGAGCATAGAGAAAGAAAAGTACCTGTTGATGTTATTAAGCGTATGCAAATGAACTGGCAGCCTCCTCATTATAATGAAGGCTTTGAACAGATTACATATATATTTTCTTATCTTGATAAAAATTACAATATAGTCAATGCAAGTCAAAAAGATAAATATAACCTCGGAAAATTCTTTGAAATAGCTAATTCATTTGACCAAGAAAACCACCATCATAAACTTACACTTGGCAAACATTGTGAAAATGCAGGTCAAGGAATACAAGCAACAAACCCAGATAATTTTTGGCTTTTGATTGCTACTTTATTACACGATAATGGCAAGTTATATACAAAGACAAAAACTAATGCAAGAGGTATTGAAGATGGTGATTGCCACTATTACCAACATCATTGTGTTGGAGCATATAATGCAATGTTCTATCTTCATAGTTTTGAAGATATTGAAGAAAAGAACATTGCATATGTTACGAATCTGATTTATTACCATATGCACCCGTATAATGAGTGGAAGCATTCTGAAAGAGTGCATAATAAAGATAAGTTACTTCTTGGCAAAAAATTATATAACGATATTCAACTGTTGCACGAAGCAGATTTGCTTGCACATTGATGGAGGTTTTAACAATGAAACTAATTGATAGAGAGCGTGGTTCTGGCAAAACTACGAAGTTGATTTATACAAGTGAAATGACAGGTTATCCGATAGTGACACAAAATAGTCAAAGCGTAGAACATATAATAAGGCAAGCACAAGAGCTTGGTGCTAAAATTCCCAAGCCTATGACTGTCAAAGAAGTGTGTACTGTTCGAGGTATTAGGTTTGATAAGATACTTATAGATGAAGGTTTTTCGATTATCGAGAACGCCTTGAAGGCTTATTTTAACGGAGTAGGAGTCGCAACTGTTACATTCACTTCAAATGATTACAATAACACCTTCGGGTGATAATATATATACCTTACTTTGAAAAGTGGTGGTTCATTATGATTGTAAGAAACAAGTAAGAGCAAAACGAAAATAAATGATTAAAATTATTAAGATAGGAGAAAAATACAGAAATGGCAGAAAGTATTTTTGAGACCTTAAACAAGGTTGATGTATCTAATAAGACCAAAGAAAAAGGTGGTCTTACATATCTTTCTTGGTCATCTGCTTGGGCAGAAGTCAAGAAAAAATATCCAGAAGCAACATATGAAATTATTTCACAGGTCGTTGATGAAGGTGGAAACACGAGATTCTGGCACGATGACGGCAAGACCGGATGGGTTGAAGTTAAAGTAACCATTGGAGATATTTCTCATACAGAGGTTCTTGCAATTATGGACTTTAAAAATAAGTCAATCCCTGCTGAAAACATTACATCTGTTGATGCAAACAAGTCCTTAAAGCGTTGTCTTGTTAAAGCTCTTGCTATGCACGGTCTTGGATTATATATCTACGAGGGAGAAGATTTGCCGGAGGAAGCCTCAAAGACAATCGAACTCAAAGATAAGATTAAGGAACTTGTTAATAAAAAGGTTAAGTTATCAGATAAGGCAAAGGAAAAAGTTGCCGAACTTTGCAAAGCCGCAGAGAAACAGGCTAATCCTACTCTTGATGATGATTTGATTACGGGAAATTACAACAATATCGAAGATGCCGAAGTGCTTGCTAATCTCGAAAGGCAGCTTTTGGCAGTAAGAAAGTAAAGTGAGGTAAATATTATGGGATTTAGACAGGCAGACAACGAAGGTCGTGGTGGTTTCGCACGCATTTGGTCTATCGAGAACAAGGGTAACTATTCAGTTGCAAAAATCAGTACAAGTAAAAAACGCAAAGATGGAGGTGGTTATGAGACCGATTTCCAGGACGGATTTGTTCGTTTAATTGGTTCTGCTCACGAAAAAGGTAAGACTTTAACCGTGACAGAAAAAGGTGTAGCAATTCAAATTACATCTTGCGAGGTTACTACCCCTTACAATGCAGAAACCAAAAAAGGTTATACAAACTATGCAATTTTTGCTTTCAATATTCCCGAAGGCAATGATAATTCATCGACAACAAAGGGCGGCAAGAAGTCATCGGCAAAGACTTCAAAGGCAAAGACTAAAAAGGCTGCCGAAGTCGCAGATGAGCCAGAAGATGAGCTTCCGTTCTAATGGCTGAAACAAATCCTAATGTTGAGAGGTTTGAACAGTTATTAAAAAGCACTAATAGAGAAGGTATAGATAGTCTGATTGACTTTATTAGGAAGTCAGACTTCTATACTGCTCCTGCATCAACAAGATTTCATTCTTGTCACGAAGGTGGGTTGTTAGAGCATACATTACTTGTTTATGACCGTCTCAACACAAAATTTGAAGATAAATTGTGGAGTGAGAAAGTTGATGTCAAAATTGAAAACATCATTATTGCCGCACTACTTCACGATTTATGTAAGGTATATTACTACGGAACAGAGTTAAAAAATAAGAAGATTTACAGTGACCACGGAAAGAAATCAGATAGCAATGGCAGGTATGATTGGGAGACAATTCCGGCTTATACAGTGGATGATAAAATCCCTTACGGTCACGGAGAAAAGTCAGCAATGATGGTAGAAGAATTTATCCGTTTAGAACCAGTTGAAAGATACGCTATTCGTTGGCATATGGGCTTTACAGAGCCTAAAGAGAATTGGAATACTCTTGGATGTGCAATTCGCAAATATCCTCTTATTTTGGCTCTACATACATCGGATTTAGAAGCAACATACTTGTTAGAAAAGGAAGAATAATATATGAGCAAAAAAACTGACATTAAGGTTTGCAGATATGTTGACTGCCCATACGGAAAAGAAATTGATATTACCAAAGATGATTATAGAGTAGTCGGTAAAACAATGTATTATCACACTGATTGCCTCAAGAAGAAAAAAAAAGGTGAATGGAAAGATGAAAAAACAAAAGCCGATTTACAATATATCAAAAATGGTTGGGTTACTCATATTAGTAAAACCGTTATTTATAGTCAGTTGTTTCAATGCTTAAATGAACTCATTGCTCGTGGTATTTCTTCGGATTATCTTGTATTTGTGTTTGACTATATAGTTAGTCACAAATTGAATTTAAGGCATCCAAAAGGTTTCAAATATTTTGTTGATAAAGATGAAATAAAGGTTGCTTATAAGAAACAGCAGTCGCAGAAAATCAGTTCAATAAAACCAAGCAATTTTTCCGGTACTACTGATAGTTCGGATGTTCCGAAGTTTGCTCTTAATAGAAAACCGAATGGATTTGGAAGTATTCTAAATCACAAGGAGTCAATAGATGAGAAAAAAGTATAACACATATGATTTAGATTCCTTAATGAGTGTTAAAAATCAACGAATCAATTTAGGTAGATTCGATACTCTTGAAGATGCCATTGCTGCAAAACATAAGGCTCAAAATGAATATTATAAAAAATTTTCATATTTGAATAGCATTAAGCAAAGTGAAAGGATAGGTGAATGATATAAATACAAAAATTGAAGAATTATCAGATATACAATCTGAAAGTGGCATTATAGGAACACTCATTTATCATCCTGAATTTGTTCTTCATACTGATTATCTTAAACCAAATTATTTTTATGGCGTAGAGAATGGTTGTTGTTACTGGGCTATTCAAGAACTTTATAGAGAAGGCATTACAAATATTGATGCCTATAATATCTCAAATAAATTGCAAAGCCATCCAGGAGTAAGCAAAACAATCGAAAAATATAATATGCCAGCGGTACAAGATTTTATTGAACTCTATAAAGAAATCGCAAGACACTCTTTAGAGGAATATAAAATGCTTGCCGACAATATTGTGACCCTCGCCTTTAAGCGTGACTTGGTTAAAACTTTAGACAAAGTATCAAGAAGTTGTTTTAAGAATGATATTGACCTTGATACATTAAGCAACAATGTATATGACGAACTTGATAACCTCACGCAAAAATATATATCCAGCACAGAAATACATACTCTCGGTACAGAAATAGATAGTATTTGGGAAGAAATATGCAATCGCCGTTCAGACAATGGTGTTTATGGAATACCATCAAAATTCAACATATTTAATGATTATTTCACTTACGAAACTGGCGAATTAGTGGTAGTTCAAGCAAAATATAAAAGAGGTAAATCTGTTCTGCTTATGAACGAAGTTGTTCATAAACTTAGGAACGGTGTTCCAACTTTGGTTATTGATACTGAAATGCAGACTCGACTTTATACCGAAAGACTTATTTCGCATATCACGGGTATTGAAATTAAGCGTATTAAGAATGGTCAGTATTCTAAAGAAGAAGCACAGACAATTGCTACCTGTATTGCTTGGCTTAAAGAACAACCTTTCGTTCACATTTATGACCCTCAAATGACCAACGAAAAGATGTATTCGATTTGCAAAATGTTGAAATATAAAATTGGGCTGACATTTGTGGTATTCGACTATATAAAATCCAATGAAACATCAACCAGTGATAACTATAACATACTTGGTGCAAAGTGTGATTTCTTGAAAAATAAAATCGCTGGTGAACTTGATTTGGCCGTCTTATCTGCGTGTCAGTTAAACCGTATGGGTGAAGTTGCAGATAGTGACAAAATTAACCGCTATCTTTCAGTAGGTATAAAGTGGGATTACAAAAATCAAGAAATGATAGCAAAAGACGGAATGGAATGCGGTAATACATTTGCAAAAATATATGTAAATCGTCTTGGTCAACAAATGCAGGAAGATGATGAGGATGAATATATTGACTTTGTGTTTAACGGAGACACTATGACTATTGTGGAAGCTGAACAACACGAAACAGATAGCAAATTTTAGAGCGTTGGGGGCGAATGGTTAGATGAATTATGATGACGAAACATTACAGGCTATCAATGACAATACTGACCTATTAGCCTACGCCCAGCAGACATTAGACCTTGAACGGCGTGGCAATGACTATTTTGCTCATTGCCCGTTGCATAGGGATGATACTCCATCATTATCATTCACACCATCGAAAAATTCTTACTATTGCTTTTCTTGTGGAGCATCCGGAGGAATGATTGGCTACCTTATGGATTTTGAGGGAATGGAGTTCGAGGATGCAGTTGAAAAAGCTGCCGGACTTGCCAATATTGATATGAGCAAAATGTGTCAATCTAAAACAATGATTTTATTAAAAAAATGGAGAATGTTTTTACAATCAAAACAAAATAAGGAAGTATATAAACATTCCATTATTCCTATGACCGCATTTACAAAATTCTCAAAAGAAGAAGTTCCTGAATGGCTTGAAGAAGGTATTTCACAAGAAGTAATGGATTTGTTTGATATAAGGATTGACACTTATAGCAACAGGATTGTATATCCGGTTTACGATATTGATGGCAACCTTATCAATATTAAAGGGCGAACTCGCTATGAGAACTATAAAAAATTAAAACTACCCAAATATATGAATTACTATACAGTTGGAGCTATGGATTATTTTCAAGGTTTAGAAAAAACTTTGAAATACATAAAAGAACAGAATGAAATCATCATTTTTGAGTCAATTAAAAGTGTTATGAAAGCGTATGGGTTCGGGCATAAAAACAGTGTATCAGCCGAGAAGCATACACTTACTCCCGAACAAATAGCATTACTTGTTAAACTCAAAGTGAATGTCGTGTTTGCTTACGATTCCGACATATCTTATTCAGATAGTGAAGTTAAAAGTAATATTGATAGATTGCGCAGAGTAACAAATGTTTATGTTATCGAAGATACAGATAAATTGCTCGGCGGTAAAGAAGCAAAAAACTCTCCTGTGGATTGCGGATTAGATATATGGGAAATTCTCTATAGTAATAAGAGAAAAATTGTATAACGAAAATAAGTGGGAAGCAGGAATTTCAATAAATAATGAGAAAAATACCTTATTGCGAGCAGAACAGAAATATTTTGATAAAAGGCGTGGCAGCAAGCACTAATGGAGAAATATGGTTTGATAGGAGATGATGAGATTGGAAGAAAAACGTTATAGTTATAGCCGGATAACCTGTTTTGGTCATTGTAAATACGAATTTTACCTTGATTATATTATAAATGATGATAGTCAATATTTATCTGAAGGTAACTATTATGCCGAAGTCGGAAGTTTCGTTCACGAGATTTTGGCTATGGCTTTCAAAGGTGAGTTAAAAATCGAAGATGCTTTACAGTATTACATAGACCATTATGAAGATAATGTTTTTTATAAAGTAAGACAATCCACTATGGATAAAACCTATATGTTAATTGCAGATTATTTTGCAAGCCTTGACATAGAATGGCTAAAAGATTATGAGGTTATCGGTGTTGAACTTGAAACCAAGTTTACATTAGGTAAGTACAACTTTATCGGTTACATAGACCTTTTATTGAGAGATAAGAGAGATAATAAGATTGTTGTACTCGACCATAAAAGTTCGGAATATCCGTTCAAATTGAACGGTGAACTTAAAAAGAAATCCGAACATAGTTTCAACTTGTATAAAAAACAAATGTATTTGTATTGTCACGCAGTTAATCAGATTTATGGCGAATTTCCGAAAGAAATTGTTTGGAATCATTTTAAGGACGGTGGGAAGTTTGCTACTATACCATTTGTTCAAAGTGAGTATGAAGATACTATGAAATGGTTTGATGAGACAATACAAACTATTGAGAAAGAACAAAATTTTGAACCTTCAGAAGATTTTTTTTATTGTCATAACCTTTGTAATTTTAGAAATTCTTGCGAATACAAAAAGGCATCAAGTGAGAACAGGTAGGCGATATATGTATAAAAATTACCATAAGCACGACCATTACGGCAATCCGTGGATGGTTGATTGCGTAGTTAAGCCAGAAGAATATTGTAAGCGTGCGGTGGAGTTAGGTCACGATTCTGTATTCACAGTTAATCACGGTGTTACAGGTAATATATTTGAATGGATTGAAATGTCAAAAAAGTACAATCTCAAAATGCACTACGGAACAGAGGCATACTTTGTTAAAGACAGATTTGCCAAAGACAGAAGCAATAAACATATTATTATCATTGCTAAAAATAATGATGGTGTTATGCAGCTTAACGATATAATGTCAGAGGCTCATTCTACTGGTTTTTATTATAGACCAAGAATTGACCAAGAGTTATTATTTTCTCTCAATCCAAACGATTTTGTTATTACAACAGCCTGTGTTGCCGGTATTTGGAATGACTCCGAATTAGTATTAGCATTACATAGAAAATTTGGCAACAATTTCTTCCTTGAACTTCAAAATCACAACATTACAGACCAAAAAGATGTAAATAGAGAACTTTTGAAGTTGAGCAGAGAAGCAAAAATACCTATTATTCACGCAAATGATAGTCATTATATTTATCCAAAAGATGCCAAATATCGTGATATTCTTCAAACAGCAAAAGATATGAAGTTTGATTATGAAGAAAAAATGTTACTCGATTATCCCGATGAAGATACTATTTTTGCAAGATATGAAAAGCAAGGAATACTTACACCTCAACAAGTAAGAGAAGCGCTTGATAATACAATGATATTTGATGAGTGTGAACCAATTACTCTTATCAATGATGATATTAAGTTACCTCCAGTATCAGACAACCCGACTAAAGACCTACGAGGTATTGTTAATAAACAGTGGCTTATCGAAAGAAATAATATTCCGAAAGATAAGTGGCAAACCTATATAGATGCTATTAAATATGAGTTAGACATCGTTGAAAAGACTCATATGGAAAATTATTTTTTGATAGATTATCAAGTTGTCAAAGATGGTCAAGAAAAATATAATGGTCGTTTGACAAACACAGGTAGAGGTTCAGCGCCGAGTTTCTACATAACAAAACTTCTTGGGCTAACCGATATTGATAGGGTATCTGCTCCAATTACTTTGTTCCCTACAAGATTTATGTCAGTTGAGAGAATTTTAGGCACAAGGTCATTACCTGATATTGACCTCAATACAACAGATAGAGAACCATTTATTAAAGCAACAGAAGATTTGCTTGGAGCAGAAAATTGTGCTTGGATGATTGCTTGGAAACCATTGCAGAACTCATCTGCATTTCGTACATACTGCAAAGGTATCGGTAAAGATATAAGTGAGTATGACGATGTAGCAAAGAATCTTGAACTTTATGAAAATGATAATAAGTGGAAAGACATTATTAAGGAAAGTAAAAGATTCGTTGGAGTAATTGAGAGTATTTCCGAGTCTCCTTGTTTTACGGAGAATGCTCTTATTAAAACAAGGGATGGGTATAAAAAGATTAAAGATGTTCAATCAGGAGATTTTGTTTTAACTCATAATAATTGTTTTAATAAAGTCATTGTTGCTAAAAATAAAATAGTCGATGAATTATATGATTTGAAAGTTATGGGCAGTGAACCAATAGAAGTAACAGCCAATCATCCTTTCTTAATAAGAAAACATATTGGTAGGAAATATACTAAATGTAGAAAAAAATACACATCTGTTAGAAAATTTACAGAACCATATTGGGAACAAGTGGATAATCTAATTAAGGGTGATTTTATAGGACAACCGGTAAATAATAAGGCTATTATTCCATCAGGGGATTTGGATTTTAGTAACATAGATTTTTGGTGGCTTATAGGTAGATATATAGGAGATGGATGGACAAGAATACAACCTACTGGTAAAAATCACGGTCAATCATATCATACTTTAATCTGCTGTAACAAAAATGATGATGAAGATAAAGAAATAGAAAACAGACTTAATAAACTATTCTGTTATACAAAAACGCTCGAAAAAACTACTTATAGATTTGATATTTCATCAAAATCATTATATTTATTCCTTCAAGAATTTGGTAAATATGCTTATGGCAAGCATTTAACAGATACTATTATTGATTTGCCGGTTGATAAATTGAAAAGTTTTCTGGAAGGCTATTTCAGTGCTGATGGATATAAACTCAAAAATAGAACACAACAATCGGTTACTTCCATCAGCAGGGAACTTATATATGGAATTCAACAATGTGTTCATAAGGTATATAAAGTGCCTACAACCATTGTTCATTGTAAAAAAGCAAATTTAAAGAATTCTGTTTTGCCAGATGGAAGGGTAATAAAGCATAACCACGATTCATATATATTAAGTTTTAGCATATCTAATCATTGTAGAACAGGCTTTTATGAGAATGGTTATATGTGGTTGCCTTATAGAAACAAAACTCTAAAAAATGGAGAATATACTGTTTATAATTTACAAGTTGAAAATGATGAAAGCTACACTGTAAATAATATAGCAGTTCATAATTGTTCAATGTTGCTTTACGATAAACCTGTTAGAAAAGAACTTGGTTTAGTTAGAACAAGTAAAGATAAATTGTGTTGTTTGCTCGATGGATATAACTGCGACAAATACAAGTACCTTAAAAATGATTAACAAAATAGTCGTCTATCGTGGTGACACGGTGGATTATTACGCTCTAAATTGCTGGAAGTTCCTAAAGCCCCTTTGCCTATATGGAGTGAAAACAGAAACAAGTAAGGGGATGGCGCAAGGTGAAATAAAAGCATTAACAACAATGTCCTAAACGTTTGAACAATGGATAATCAGCAGGGAAATTTCAAATAATCAAAAAATTTTTAGTAGGAGGTGATTGATTGCATAAAAGTACACACGGATTTGATTTCTGGGATAATTATAAAGAGCAGATAATTCAAATGTATTCATTGGAAAATATATCTGCCAATAAAATTGCTAAAAAATTTCAATGTGACCCAACAACAATTATAAGACAATTAAAAAGATGGAATGTTCCCATACATCAAAAAAGATGCAACTCTATATATGATTTAGACTGCAATTTTTTTGATAGTATTGATAGTGAAGAAAAGGCTTATATATTAGGTTTGCTATTATCTGATGGGCATATTGCTAAAAATAATACTATTATGCTTACGCTAAAGGATAAAGATGTCATTGAAAAGTATCGGAAAGCCATAAAAAGTAATGCGCCTATTAAAGTAGATAAGTATGGCAATTATCAATTAAATATTCGTTGTAAAACAATGGCGCAACAATTAAGAAAAATTGGACTCAATAATCGGAAAAGCTACGAATTGGATTTTAATAAGGTTTTATCTTATATACCAAAATCGCTTGAAAATCATTTTGTTCGTGGCTTATTCGATGGTGATGGAAGCATCAAAATTTATCATTATAGTTATCTTAAAAATCCTCAATATCATTTTGGATATACCGGACTAAAAAATGTGGCTGATTATGTGAAAAATTATTTAGATATTCATACCAAAACTGTAAAAGAATCCGATATTACATATACCTGTGTATCGTCTTATAAAGATACAATAAAACATATTTATCAGGTTTTATATAATAATGCAACAATTTATATGGATAGAAAATATGAAACATTTATTAAGATTATTTGAAAGACCTTCAACGACTATAATGGGCGGTACTCAATGAGTACAAGGTATAGTCTATTCCGTAATAAATATTCAGAAATGAACGGTAAAAAAGTATCTTACTGTTACTGTTTGGGCAATTATTAGAGATGTGTGCAAACTTGCAAATATCCCAATTCCTACAATTAGAGAAATGGATAATTTGTTAGATGAAAAGACATTCGACATTTATAAAAATGGATTAACCAGCACAATAAATCAGGCTGATAGTGACTTTGCAACAGGACTTGTAACAAAGTATTGCCCTAAAAGTGTTTCCGAGATGTCAGCTTTCGTTGCAATTATTCGACCTGGTTGTGCGAGCTTATTGCAAGACTTTATCGGCCGAAAACCATACACAACCGGTGTTGAAGAACTTGATGAAATTCTCATCGAGGGTAATCACAGAATGATTTACCAAGAGCTGATTATGAAATATTTAATTTGGCTCGGAATTCCTGAAACTGGCTCTTATGATATTATCAAGAAGATTGCTAAAAAGAAATTCAAAGAAGCTGAATTAGAGTTATTAAAAAAGCAACTGCTTGATGGATGGAAAAAAAGAGTTGAAAGAGAAAAGGGATTTACTGAAACGTGGACTGTTGTTGAACAGGCTGCAAAATATTCTTTTAATGCAAGCCACTCATTGTCATATGCTTATGATAGTTTATATGGTGCATATCTTAAATCTCATTATCCTTTAGAGTATTATACTGTGGCTCTTAATTATTATGGTGATGATTCAGTTAGAACATTGAAACTTACAAATGAACTTTCATTCTTTGGAATTGAGTTAAAACCAATTAAGTTTAGATATTCAAAAAGCGACTATTCATTATCAAGAGAAGATAATAGCATATATAAAGGTATTCAAAGTATCAAAAATATGAACTCTAAAGTTGCAGATGAGATTTATGAATTGAAAAATAACAAGTATAACAGTTTCACGGAATTATTATTTGATATTAAAAATAAAACAACAATAAATCAAAAGCAGTTAAGAATTTTGATTGAATTGGACTTCTTTGCTGAATTTGGAGATATAAACCTACTATTAGCACAAATGGAGTTCTTCAATAAGTTTAGTAGTAGAAGTCAATTTAAGAAAAATGAATTGGCAACTCTCGGAATATCGCTCGAAACTATTAGACCATTTGCAACTAAAGAAACAGAGAAGATGTTTACAGGAGTTAATTTCCCTGCATTCGTAAGAATGGCTTCAAAAGAAATAACAGCACCATCAAGAAAGTTATCAGAGAGAATAAAGTCACAAATAGACTATCTCGGTTATATAACCATAGTTGACAATAAATACAGTAGAATGGCCGCTGTGCTTTCCGTTGATACTAAATACTCACCAAAGCTCAAAATGTATTCGTTGAAAAACGGTACTACATTGGATTGCAAAATTGACAAGAAAACATTTAATAAAGAAAAACTATCAGATGGAGATATTGTTAGAATCAGCGGAACAAAGAATAAACCTAAAGTCCGCAAAAATGCAGACGGTGAATGGGAAACCATTCAAGGTACAAGCGAGTTGTGGATTACAGCATATCACAAGGTTGAAAACCTTTAGGAGATACATATGAGTGCAATCGTAGTTAATTTATTTGGTGCGCCGGGTGCTGGTAAAAGTACAGGTGCAGCTTACATTTTTTCGATATTAAAGATGAATGGCATAAATGCAGAACTTGTTACTGAATTTGCAAAAGACAAAGTATGGGAAGAAACAAAGGCTGTATTTAGAAATCAGGCTTACATATTCGGCAAACAGTCATTTAGGCTATCAAGATGTGCCGATAAGGTAGACGTCATTATTACAGACTCACCTTTGCCATTATCTATTTATTATAATAATACCGCAGACATAAAAAATAGTTTCAATGATTATATTCTTGATGTTTTTAATTCTTTTAATAATAAGAATTATTATTTAACAAGGGTAAAAGAATATAATCCTATCGGCAGATTTCAAAACGAAGCAGAATCAGATAAAATCGGTAATGATATTCGTAATTTGCTAAACGATTTTGATATTGAATATACTTGTGTCAACGGTGAAAAAGAGGGATATGAACTTATTGCTAACGACCTCTTAAATTATTTTGCCGATAAACGCAATATTGAGAAAAACGATAAAGGAGAATTAAAAATGTTAATGACAGAAGTTCAACAAGACTTATTCACAGTGCCTCAAGGTTATTATCTTGCTCATTGCATTAGTGGTGATTATGCCCTTGGTGCAGGTATCGCAAAAAAGTTTGATGAGGTTTATGATATGCGTTTCAAACTTCACAGAGATTATGCGATTCCTGAAGGTCAGAAATCAGCAAATGTCGGTAGAGCATTGCTTGTTGATAATGTGTTCAACCTTGTAACTAAAGAGCGTTGTTTCCATAAACCGACATACGATGAACTTTATAATACCCTAATTGATATGAGGGAGCAGTGTGAGGATTTCGGAGTTAAAAGATTAGCAATGCCCCTTATTGGTTGCGGTCTTGATAAGCTCGAATGGTCAAGAGTTAAAGACATTATAGAAGATGTTTTCGGCTCAACAGTTATTGAAATCTTAATTTGCAAATTATAAGGAGACACTTATGCCGGAATATACACCACGCCATTTGGTAATGGTTACTGCTGGTGCAAACAATAACAAGTATTATGATATGAAGCCTCAAGGTGATATGTGGGTCGCTACTTATGGTCGCATAGGTAGTGGCTCACAGACAAGAACTTATTCAAAGAGAGAATGGGATAAAAAATACAATGAGAAAATCCGCAAGGGTTATATTGACCAAACAGACCTCATTCAAGACTTGATTAGCGCCGAAAAGCCAACACAATCAGAATATAAAGAAATTGATAATGCAGAAATCGAAGCCATCGTTGAAAGATTACAAGCAATGGCTAAAAAGGCGATTAGCGAAAACTATACGGTTTCGTCAAATAAGGTAACACAAGCAATGATTGACGAAGCACAGAATATTATTACAGGACTCTTAAACATTACCGATGTCAAGATATTTAATGATGAACTTCTTAAACTGTTCGCAACTATTCCGAGAAAAATGAGTTCTGTAAGTTCATATATTGCAAGGGATAATGGAGAGTTTAATAAGATTATTAGCAGAGAACAAGACCTTCTTGATATTATGAAAGGTCAGGTTGTTCAAAAGCAAGTAGTAGAAGAAACCAAAGAAACCAAGCCTATTAACGATAGCACAATTCTCGAACATCTCGGATTAGAATTTGAGGAATGCTCAAAAGAAGATATTGCAACAATAAAAGTTGCTCTTGGTTCGTGTTCCGACAAATTCCATAAGGCTTGGAAAGTAAAGAATCTCCGAACTCAAAAACGATTTGATGATTTTGTAAAAGAAAATAACATCAAAGATGTGAAACTTTTATTCCACGGAAGTAGAAATGAAAATTGGTGGTCAATCATCAATAGTGGTTTAAGGTTACGTCCTACAAACGCTGTTATTACAGGCAAAATGTTTGGTTATGGAATTTACTATGCGCCAAAGGCAAGAAAATCTTTAGGTTATACAAGCCTTTCAGGAAGTTATTGGGCAAGAGGTAGTTCAAGCTATGGCTTTATGGCTCTTATGGATGTAGCATATGGTAAACCATATGATGTGTATTCTTTTGATAGTAAGTATTATAATTTCAACTATGAAGCATTACAAAAAAATTGTCCAGGTGCAAATTGCTTACACGCTCACGAAGGCAATATGTTAAGAAATGACGAAATTATTGTTTATAAAGAAGAACAATGCACAATCAAATATTTGGTTGAATTAAAAAATCAGAAACAACTTTGAGAAATTTCAATATTGCTATTGACAAATGGATATGAAAGTATTATAATATTTGTTAGAAACAAGCAAGAGCAATACGAAAAGCAATAGTTAAAAATATATTGAAAGAATATGGTCTAATGATTATACAAGCAACCATTTATACTTTGCTTAATGGTTTTTGCTTTAATGTATTATTACCATTATGGGATTTATTCATTGGTATTTCAAATACATTATAAAATGAGTGTTTTATTTACAAATAAGGAGACAAAATGAATTTTACGAATTTCTTTGATGTATTTGGAGATATGCTTTCTGTCCGAATAGAAATTGAACAAAATGGCAGAAAACAGGTTCAAAATTTGCAAGCTCCACAAGTTGCATTGGAACAAAATTTTCTTGCATTAATGCAGGATGTGGCAAGGTCATCAATTCCAACGAAAATTACAATGAGCCGCCAAACAGGAATTTATAATGAGATTGAAAAGAAGAATATTGAGAATAGTATTTCATTTATGAATAATGCTTATTGTAATAGAGAGGGAACAAATGAAACTAATTAACCTAAATGCTCTTAGTTTATCAACTGGTAAAGAGCTTTTATCAATTCCTTTGGATTATATTGAAGATGATTTAGAAACTGAACATAAAGTAAAATCATTTTCTGATACAACGCATTTAACAATCGAAGGTGGAACTGTAAATAATAATGTTTTATCAAAATTGATTGGAAAAAATGCCAGATAAATATGACATTGATTATTCTATTTATGTTCAGGCGAGAAAACATAAAAAGAAAAGAATAAATAAGAAATGGGCTAAAAGATACGGATATAAATGTGTAACAAAAACCACTAAAGGTTGGAAACTCAAAACATATACAGATGGTTCATTTGAATTTATAAAACAAGGAGTGTATAAATGGGAAAAGTAACAATTCTTCCTGAAACTACAAAAGACCCAATTTCAATGATGGGTCGTAGAGCTGGAATTTGTTGGGGTGCAGATATTACAGATGAAAAAAAAAACTATGCACGAGGTTTAGATTGCATTGAAAGTAATCACGGCAGAGTTATTGAATTTCCTGATGTTCATATGGTATTTGACGGTTACTCTGCAAAGTGTTTAAGAGAGTATTATACTCACATAGGCTGCTTACCAAGTAGGTTACAATCATCTACCCGTTATATTGATTATTCAAAGGGTGATGGGTTTGCTTATACCACGCCACATACAATCGCCAATAATGAAAAGGCACTCGGAGAATGGCAGAACATTATGAAAACCGTTAATGGTTTAATTAGTCGCTTTATCAATGAATATAAAATTCCTGTTGAAGATGCAACTATGGCATTACCTATTGCATACAGTTCAAAAATGGTTGATAAGCGTAATCCGAGAAATCTAATTGATATGTCAAGAAATAGAATGTGTTCTCGTGCATATTGGGAATTTAGAGAGTTATTCAATGACATTATTACGGCATTAAAAGAATATTCACCAGAATGGGCTACACTTATTGAATTAGAATTTATGCCTAAATGTGAATATTTAGGATTTTGTCCTGAAAAACATAGTTGTGGAAGAAAGCAAAAGAAAAATGCGAAAATACGAAAACCATTGTGTTGATTGTGAATTGCCTTGTCTTGGCAGTTCTTGTCCTTACGTTAATGTGCCAGTAGATTATTGTGATGAATGTGGCAATGATAATGCAGAATATGTAATTGATGGCGATGACTTATGTGAGGACTGTGCAGAGAAATACTTAAAAGAAGTATTCAACGACTTAACTCTGTCTGAAAAGGCGGAAGCAGTTGATATAGATTTACATTCAATAGATTAAGGAGGTTTACCAATGATAGTTGTATTAGTTGGTGAGAGTGCAAGCGGTAAATCCACCGTTGCCAAAATCCTTGAACAAGAACAACCCAACTTTTCAAAAGTAGTTACATATACAACCAGACCGATGAGAGATGGCGAAGTTGATGGCATTGATTATAATTTTATTAGTAATAAAAAATTCAACGAATTGGTAAAGCAGGATTTCTTTGTTGAACACGCAAGTTATCGTGATTGGCAATATGGTACTGCAATCAATTTTAACAAGGATGAAGATAAAGTTATTATATTAACACCGGCAGGTGCAAGAGTATTAAGAGTTTATGCTGAAAAGCATACCGAACTTCAAAAATACCTTATGGTTGTTTATTTATGGGTTGATAGGCGTTCAAGAATGATAAAGATAATTCGGCGTGGAGATAACATTGATGAAGCGTATCGAAGAAATTTATCAGATGTAGGTCAGTTTGATGCCTTTGAAAGAGAGGCTGATTTTACAATTAAGAACGAGAACTACAAAAAGAATGCTATGGAGATATATTCTGAACTTGCTGACCTTATTAAAGCAAGGAGAGAAAATGTCTAAATTATATAAAGTGTTTATAATCGGCAATCCTAAAAATCAAGATTCAGTTAATAATGTATGGAAAAACAATATAGTTAATAAACTTACTGAATATAAAGATAATACAATATCATTCGTTTGTACTCAAAACTATTTTGATAAACCATATTCAAATGAAACAAGATTGTGGGAATTAAATCAAATGCAGGATAGCGACCTTATTATTGTTGACCTCGTTGACATTGCAAATAACATCTCTGCACACTGTATGCTTACTGCAATTCAAATGATGAATAAGGTAAGAACTAAACATACTTTTGTTATTGGCATCGGCAAACCAGATACCGATAATATATGGCTTACTTCCTGCATATTCAAGCAGTTTCTTACTTTGGATGAGGCTGCCGAATATATTGCCGATAAAATAATAATATAAGGAGAAATCAAATGGAAATAATTTTATATTCCACTAATTGTCCTAAATGTAAGATTCTCGAAAAGAAACTTACAGAAAAAAACATCAAATTTACAAAGAACAATAATGTTATTGATATGACTGAACTCGGTATTGACCAAGTACCTGTTCTTTCTATTGACGGTAAATTGTTGAGCTTTGTAGAAGCAAACAAATGGATTAACGAAAGAGAGGATTGCCAGTGAATATTCCTATTAAGGTAAATCGTGACTTTGAAAAGTCACTTATGGCATTAAGTGATAAGTATGGAGAAGATTTTGAAATACTTAATGGTATTCACGAGTCACAGTTAAATTTCTCGGATTTTGTTGATGGTTTTGTTGATAAAAAGGTTGCGGATGTTACTATTGATGCAAATGCAAATGCTTCAACCAAAGATATTAGAAGCCTTTTAAGTGAGAAAGGCAAATCAGAGGATAAGTTATTTGCTTTCAATAAAATTTTCTATGAAATGAAGAAAAGGTACAATCTGCGAACCGCAAAAGACTGGCTTGAAACAGAATATAACGGTGGCTTTTATTTACACGATGCATCTACATCAACTTATTTGCCATATTGCTATGCTTATGACCTTACAAGGTTAGCTACTGAAGGCTTATTCTTTTTGAAAAACTATAATAATAAGCCGGCAAAACATTTAACAACTTTTCTTGATGATGTAATTGAGTTTATCAGTTATATGAGTAATCGTAGTTCTGGAGCAGTTGGTATTCCAAATGTTCTTATTTGGACTTACTATTTCTGGAAGAAAGACTGTGAAACTGGTTATTATGTCAAAGATAAAGATTACTATTTAAAACAATCATTCCAAAAACTTATTTATCGACTTAATCAGCCATTTATGAGAATCGACCAAACTGCCTTTGTCAATGTATCTATCTTTGACCGCAATTACATTGAGTCTCTTTTCGGCGGTGTTGAATATCCTGATGGAACTTATGTTATTGATTGTGTTGATGAATTGATTGAGCATCAGAAAATCTTTATGGAAGTAATTTCCGAAATTAGACAAGAGAATATGTTCACATTCCCTGTTCTCACATATTCTCTCTTAAAGAGAAATGATATAACTAAAGAAGAAGCAGAAGAAATGATTAGAAACAAAGACTATGATGTTTTTGTTGACAAGGATTTCGCAAGATGGTGTTCTGACCATAATGTTATGTGGAATGATAGTAACTTCTTTATCAGTGAAGATGTTACAACTCTGTCTAACTGTTGCCGACTTCTTTCTGATACTACTAAATTGAGTGGATTTATCAACTCTATCGGCGGTACTGCACTTTCAATCGGTTCTGTTAAGGTCAATACAATAAACCTTATGAGAATTGCCCTTGAAACTGAATGTGATGAAAAGAAATATCTTGCTTTACTTCGTAAGCGTGCAGCTCTTTGTTGCAAGGTGCTTGAAACTGTAAGACACATAATCAAGAGAAATATTGAAAAAGGTTTATTACCTAATTATCAAGAGGGTGCAGTTGAAATGGATAAACAATACTGCACAATCGGTATTCTTGGTCTTTATGAAGTAATTGAGGCGTTCGGTTATACAAAGGTTGATGAATTCGGTTATACATATTATACAGATGAAGGAATTGAGTTAGCTGGAAAGATTTTTGATGTATTAAATGATGTCAAAGATAATTTTACACAGGATTTCTCATTTAATATTGAGAGTGTTCCTGCTGAAAGAGCAGCAGTAATTCTTTGTCAAAAAGATAATCTTTTATACAATCTTGATGAGAAATTTATCTATTCAAATCAATGGATTCCACTTTCAACAAAGTGTACTATTCAGGAGAAATTGAAATTAAGTTCAATCCTTGATGCTAAATGTTCAGGTGGTTCTATTAGCCATATCAATCTTGAGGCTAACTTCCCGAATAAAGAATCTGCTTGGGATATTCTTAATAAGATTGCCCTTTCAGATGTTATTTACTTTGCATTTAACACTCGTATCAATGAATGTGAAAACCATCACGGATTCGTAGGAACAAATATCTGTCCTACTTGCGGCAAGCCTGTATATGATACATACCAGCGTATAGTTGGTTATCTCGTTCCGACAAGAAGTTATTCAAAAGACAGGTTTAGGGAGTTTAATACTCGTAAATGGTATGAATATGCCGAAATGGTTGGTGAGCAATAATGTTGCTTAAAGCATTGGTTGACGAAGATTTTGTAAACTACAAAATCACATCAATGTTTATAGGCTGTCACTCCTGCACTTTTAAGTGCGATATAATGTCTGGAAAGCAAGTGTGTCAAAATGGCGCACTTGCTAACCATCCAAACATTGATGTTTCTATTGATGATATTGTGGATAGATACTTAAAAAATCCCTTATCAAAAGCTATCGTATTTGGTGGATTAGAGCCATTCGATGATATTTTGAATGTATTATCTGTAATAGAAACCTTGAGGCATAAAGGTAATAATGATGATGTGGTTATATATACAGGATATACCGAATCGGAAATCGAAAATCTTTTTACTGATTTATATAATACCTTAAAAGGTTTTCCAAACATAATTATTAAGTTTGGTAGATTTATGCCCGATATGCCTTCTCATATAGACCCCGTACTTGGAGTTCGGTTAATGGGAGACAATCAATACGCAAAGAGAATATCATAAGGAGTTAATATGGCTAAAGTAAAAACAAATCCTGATAAAGATATTGTTAAAGAAATCCGTGACAAATTAAAAGAAAACGATGGATATTGCCCTTGTAGAATTTCCAGAACCGAAGATACAAAATGTATGTGCAAAGAGTTCCGTGAAATGATTGATAATGGTAAAACAGGAATGTGTCATTGTGGTTTATATATTATCGAGGAAGATAATTGAATACTCTAAAAATAGAATCTTTACTTGCAAAAAAGTATGGATATAAACCTTTAGCAAGTGATTTGTCAATGAAATATAGACAATATTTTAAAGACAATATTCCTGAATGGCTTAATATTGACGGTGGCTCTGAAACAATATATACAAAGAATAATAGTCCTATTTGTGATGGTTATGACAGAATTGTCATCGGAGACTATGGAGCATTTATTGAGTTTTCTGGTTCTTCGTATTCAAATTCATTCATTATAAAACAAGGACAAGAATATAGAGTTTTTGATAAACAATATAGTAATGGAGTGAAATATATTTGGCTTACTATTGATGATAAAAGTAATATCAAAATTTACTTTCAGAAAAAGAAAGTTCTTTATGCGGATTATATTCCTCATAAATTCTATGTAAGTGTTCACGAAGTTATACAATAATAATGTTTTTAAATTAAAAGTTAATAGGTGATAAAATGGAACAGATTAAGATAAAATATCATAACCCAGACCTTGCAAAAATTGAAAAAATCGAGGTCGGCGATTGGATTGATTTGGGAGCAGCAGAGAATGTTAAGTTGAGTACAGGTGAATTTAAGTTAATCAATCTTGGCATCTCTATGAAATTACCTGAAGGATATGAAGCACACGTTGTTCCTCGTAGTTCTACTTTTAAGACTTGGGGAATCATTCAGACTAATAGTATGGGAATTATTGACAATTCATATAGTGGCACAAATGACATTTGGAGATTTCCTGCTTATGCCATTCGTGATACAGAAATCAAAGTCAATGACCGTCTGTGTCAGTTTAGAATAGTGAAGAAACAACCAAAAGTTGAACTCATCGAAGTGGATAAACTTGACGATACAGACCGTGGTGGATTTGGAAGCACTGGTACAAATTAGTAATTGCTTAGGAATTTAATACGAAGTTATATCTTTAAAATTTAACACATAATTATTTGTATAACATAATAATGGGGGAATTGAATGGCGGAGTATAAAATTCAAAATAATATTACAAATACCGATGATAATATTTTAAAAAAAATTATAACAAAAAAGATGGAGATAATCATAAACAATCATATACATAAAAATTTATTAAAGTCTAATTACTCAAAATAA